TGGGATATATTTAGAGAACTTGTTAATAACGTCTCATTAAAAAAGAATTATTATATACAAATGTTTTTAGAATATTTTATTTTCTATTCATATAATGAAGAAATTCCTAAAACCGAAATTCTATATGAAAATTAACTTATTTATTTTTTAAATAAAACCCATTGGCCTTTATATAATAAAATATTTTCATTAAAAATTTCTGAACCATTTATTAAATTATAAATTTTGTTTAAATTGTCATAATCTGTTTTATCTTTTATTGTATTTGAAAATTTAATTACATCATCTTTAACAGCACTCCAATCCCAATCATCGCCAAATAATATACTATTTTTTATTAAACAATTCCAACATAAAGATAACTCAATAAATGTTTCATCTTTTTCATGTGCTGAATCTAAATATATATAATTAGGTAATATATTAATTCTTTTTTGAATAAATAATCTTTGTAATAATTTTATTCCTACTGTTGTTGTTGTATTTATCGGCAATATTTTATTTTCAAATCCACTATATTTACAATTTGCTAAAAATCTTTTATAAATTGTAGGGATACCATTTTCTAATCTTAAAAAACGCCATCCACCTTTTTTTTCCCAATCCCACATATTAACATCACCCGTAAATGGGTCTATACATATTATTTCTGTTGATTTATTATTTTTTTTTAATGTTTCTGCCATTCTTATTGCTGAACCTCCCAACATACTACCACATTCAACAATATAGGTTGGTTCAATATTTGTAAATAATATTTGTAATAAATCATATAAAATATTTGTATGAGGATACCCATTATCAATATATTTTTCTTCGCAAGATAAATATGGGGAATTATTAGAATACAAAGTGTCTAATAATTGTTTAATTATCATATATAATATATAAATAAAATTAATAATTATCATTTGTTTTAATATTAAATTTAAACTTTGAACTTCTTTCATATAATTGGTTTTGTAAATTATTATCATTATTTGATATAATTCCCGCCTTTTGTTGTAAATCCATATTAACATAATCATCATTATCAATCCAAAACTCTTTATAACATAATTTAAAATCATCATTCTCTCTTAATGCCGCTTTATATATATATACTTGGTCTTCTAATTTATCCGATTGACTTGTATTATCAATAACTAAGCAACCATAATTCTTTGTTGCTTGATTTAATATTTGTAAAAACATATCAAATGTTTGAAATACTCCCGCATAGTTTTTCCATAATTTATCTAATTCTGTTCTTTTAACCTCTTTACATATAAATAAATAATCAATATTAACTCTCATTACTGGCGGAATACCCATTTGATACTGCATAGTTAATATTAATGTAATATCTGCATGGCGTCCATTCATAAATATCCACGCAATATTTGGGTCTTTTTTCCATTTTTCAACATCTGCTAATAAATCATCCATTATAAGTAATCCACGGCTATCAATATTCTTATATCTTGGGTCTCCACGACCTGCTAAGGCATTCTTTTTACGCATTTTTAATGCCCTTTGACGTTTTACAAAATTCTCTATTAATGAAGGCGAATAAGAGTCAAAGATAAATCTACTTGGTATATGTGGCCTAAATGTTAAGTTTAAATCATCAGTTGGTGATATACATGTGCAAAATGGCATATCTTGATTATAATATAAATAATCAATCACTAAAACTGATTTTCCCGTATTTCTTTTACCAATAAATACCAATATCTTATTTGGGGTTATTTGAGTCATTCTAAAACGTTTAAATAATATATTAATTGGTTCATTTGGTTGTGTTTTTTTCATTATAAGTATATATTATATATATAATATATATATATTATAACATATATATAAACGCATAAATGGCGCTTATTTTTAGTAATTTTATTCACATATTTTAATTCTTTTATTTATATGGCCATAATTTGCATCTTCTTCTTCGTTATGTAATATTGCGTCTTCTTCATTATGTAATATTGATTCTTCTTCATTATGTAATATTGATTTATATGTATAAAAATTTGGTCTATTGCCATTTTCAATAACTAAACATCCATAATTTTCGGTTGCTTTATCTAATATTTGTTTAAAACATTCATATGTTTCAAAAATATTCAATATATTCCATTTATTCCATATTTTTAACAATTCATTATCAGATATATTTTTAAATAAAAATAAATAATCAATATTTTCTTTATACATAGGGGGTAATTCATAATATTGTTGAGTAATAATTGTTGTAATATTATTACTTCTTGCGCCATTCAAAAATAAATATGATAGATTTGTATCTTTGCGCCACTGTTTCATATCAATATAATAATCCATAATAAATAATCCACGAGTATCATTGGTTTCCTTTTTTAATTCTCTTTGTTTATTTATAAGTGTTTCTAATAAATTAGTATCATATTCTCTTGTCATATTTTTTATATATGGTCTAAGTGAATTCTCATCTCGTTCAATACATAAATAATTGTCTATATGTTTATTTTTAGTTATAAATAAATAATCTTGAATTAATGTCGTTTTACCTGCGGCTCTTTTACCAACAATAACAGATATTTTATTTGTAATTTTATTCATATCAAAGGATTTAATTTTATCAAAATTAATCATATCTATTTATATATAACTATATACTTTGAATTATATACTAAAAACAAAATTTAAACACATAAAGCATTAATTATTAATAAACTATTATTATTAAAAAAATCCCAAATTAATCCCGCTGGTTTATTTAAAAATTCTAATTGTAATTCTCTGTTTAAATTTGTTTTTAATTCAATTAAATCAGGGCGTAATGTTTTACTATATATTCCAATTCCTGTATCAGTATTTAATAAACAATAATAATATTGAGGATTATCATAAGCAAAGCGAACAAATGCTTTATAAGTTTCTCCGCACCAACAACCGGGATTGAATAAGGGCGCGGCCAAATTTTTATTACTTGGATAACAATCGTGACTTAATAATAGGCCATTTTCTGATAAAAATCTATTACATAGATTAAAATCTTGTAAAGAATATTCATATTCGTGAAAAGGGTCAATAGCAATAATATCAAATGTTTGATTTAATTTTGTTAAATAATCTTCTAATTCTTCGTGACTAATAGCATCATTGCGTTTAGGTTGTTTTGGAGATTGATATAAAATACGAGTAATATTTAAATTAGGGGATTTTATTTTCATATCATCAAGCCAACCGCCTGTTGTTGGCGTTCTAATAAACAGAATTTTATCATCATCTTTAACATAATCATAAAAAACTTGTGCGATAATTGCGCCATTCTTTGGCGCCTTGTTTATAAAATATTTTTCCATATATAATATATATATATATATTATATATAAGAATGAAAAACAAAATAAAAAATGAAATCAAATTATATTTAGCAACAAAGCATTATGATTATAATAATAAAGACCCATTTTATTTATTTAATTTATTATTAGAATCTGATAATTATAATTTTATTAAATATTTTATTAATAATAATAAATGGTTTATTGATTATATAGATATTAAATATGTATTAGCAGAAGGTCGTTTTACTAATATTAAAATCATTAATTTTTTAATAAAATCAGGTATGACCAGAACACAAGTAAAAGAAAATATATTATTTACAATAATAGATTGGCGTTGGCGTCTAAATAATACAGATTATGAATTATTTAAATTTTTAATTAAAAAAGGTATTGATATAAATCAAGTTAATATTAAAGGCCTAAATTTATTACATTATTTTATTGCTTATAGAATAAATGTAAAATATATAAATTTCCTATTAAAAAAAAAGATAGTAATAAAAAACTTTAATAAAGCATTCAATATTGACTTATTTTATAATTGTCAATATGAAAATGATAAAATAATTTTACAAAACATAATAATGAATAATTATAAACTTAATATAAAACCTCATATACAAAAATTTAATATTAGAAACATATATATTATTTAATTGCCGATTTCTTTATATAATTAATAAAAATAATAATTCTTTATATTATATGGGTCATAAGTTAAACTTTCATCTAAAAAATGCTCCAAAGTATATATATATAATGCTATTAATTCTTTATGTTAAGGATTAGCCTTTGTTTATATTCATCATAAAAATTATTATACACTACAACAATTAAAATATTTTATATAATTAATAAAAATAATAATTCTTTATATCATATGGATCATAAGTTAAACTTTCATCTAAAAAATGCTCCAAAGTATATATATAAAATCCTATTAATTCTTTATGTTTAGGATTAGCCCTTGTTTGTTCATCATAAAAATTATTATAAAAATCAGTAAACCAATGATTTTCTTTAATATCATTATCATATAATAAAAACCTTAAAAAACTATTGTGACAGTGTTCTTTATAACTACAACCATTAAAATCTTTAATATAATTAATAAAATCACTATCATAACACATTTGTTCTAAAAGGTCCGACATTATATATGACTATATATTATTATATTATTTTTAATTAACGCAATTAGCGCAATTGGCGCAATTAGCGCAATTAGCGCAATTGGCGCATTTATTACATATGAACATAATAATTTTTTATATTATTTGGTATATCATTAAAATAATCATCCATAAAATATTCAAAAATATAAAATGCCGTTATATCATTATGAATTGGATTTGCCCTTGTTTGTTCATCATAATATTCATTATAAAATTCCATATACCATATATTATCCTTTATTGTTTCATTATTACAATTGGGCATAAAAAATCTAATAAAAAAATAATAACTATCATTATTACTTATATAATCAATAAAATCACTATCATAAATAATTTGGTCTGACATTATATATTATATATTAATTAGAGCCACTTGCGCCACTTGCGCATTTATTAATATCTGTTTTAAAATTTTTAATTAATTTAATTTCTCTTTGTATAGTCGCAATTGTTTCATCTATTTTTTTTATTTTATATTCATATGGTTTTTCATATTCTTTCATCAATTCTATTGTATCTGCCATTTTTTTATTTTGTATCATTAAAATATTATAATCTATTTTAGTTTGTGTGCCAGTCATATTAATATAATCAAAAATAGAAGTTTTATTTGGCGCATATTTATTATTTAATAATTGCGCAAAATCAATGATTTTTTCCATATTTTTTAATGTTTCTTCGTGATTAATAGTATCCGTTTGTTTAATATATTTTAATGAATCTATAAATTTATTAATCTCATTTTGTAATCCTTGAATATGAGAATCAATCATTTTAATATTATTTGAATATGCTGATTCCTCATTTAAACGCGACAAAACTTGTTTATTATACTTTGCTTCTATATCTGCCTTTTCTTTATATAATTTATTTAAATGTTTATCTGCGTTTAATAAACGGTCCTCCAAAGGTAATTCTATTAAACTTGTATCCCATCCATCATATGTTGTTGTTCTATAATCTATTGATAATATCTTATCTTTAATTGAATTAATTAATGACATATATAATATATAATATATATATAATTTATAATTGATTAATTAATTCCTTATTATGAGGGCATATATATTATATACATATATATGCTCGCATTATGGAAGCATTAATCCAAGAATGCCAAGCCCTCATTGCGAATATTGAACAAATCCTCTTAGAAAGAGGCACATACCTTCAAGAAGAGGCCGAACTTTACCGCGTTTTTTGTAATCAAAAGCGTGGTCACATTGGTGTTTCTGTTGGTGCTGGGTGTGGCGCGGGTTGCCCTGCTTGTATAAATGCTACAAATTACTTTGTCTTTGAACTCGCGGCAAAGCAATTAATATAATACATTTTCAAATTTAATTAAAGGTATAAAATATTCTGTTTCAAAAGGTGATAAGAACCATCTTACTTTTTTGTATTCAATAATATCTAATATTTTCAATACAATCGCAATTTTGTCGCATTCTGTATAATAATATAATTCTTCTTCTAAAAATTCCACTGTTATTCTATTATCTTTATAATATATTTCTTCATTCTTAAACATATTAAATAAAGTTGCTAATAATTCTCGCGCTTGGGTTGTATTTTGATTACAATTTAATCCACTCTTAAATGTTTTCTTTGATTTATCTCCATCAAATGTGCTTTTAACATTTTCGTGTATTTTATTATTAAATTTAAATTTAATATTATTTAAATTATCATTAGATTGTATATAAGAATTAATTTTATTAATTGTATTTAATGTTCTATTAAAGTTTTGTTTTTTATTATTATATATATTTTTAACACGTGGGAATTTTGTATATGAATCCGCCATAAATCCATATATACCTGTTATATTATTATTAACGGGAATTAAATCATATTCATTATAGTTCATTACAATAGAATCCGACTCATCAACTATAATTTTAATCCATTTATTAATCTTATCATTAAATTTATAAACATAATTATAATTAAAAATAATATATATCACGTTTTTATATATATGAACCAATGATAAATATTTATAATAATCTGTTAATATATTTGCTATTTTATATAAATTATTTGTTTCATTTTCAACCGTGTTTTCTAATTTATTAACTTGTATTATTATATATTTATATATCTCCTCTTGTTCAAATAATGTATAATTCTTATCAATTTCATATCTAATTAATGCGATATTTATTAAATCATTTAACAAATTATTATCTTTGTTCTTATTAAATAAATATTCACAATGCATAATAAATACATTAATGTTTTTAATATTAAATATCTCCTTGTTTGGAATAATTTCTGTATCAAAATGTGTATTCTTTTTCAAATTATTTAATTCAATAAACGATTTCTTAATTTGTAATGGATTATTTTTATAATAAATTGGAATCTTTTGATTTAATAGTTCAAAGGGCTGAAACATATAATATTCATTAATATATAAAATATAACCTAATCTATTATATTTATCTTTAATTGTTATTGGTTGAACATATGGCTTATTACCAACTAATTGTCCTAATGCCGCTCTAATAAATTCAACATCAATTAACGCATTTGTATTATTAATCAATTGAATAATATTTTCTTCTTTCAAAATTAAATTATGTTGAAATAATTGTCTAATATATAATAAAGCCATATTAATTTGAGGTTGCGAAAAATATATATTATAAGTGCTTATATCTAAATCAACCAAAGGAGTTTCATATACATATTTATTCTTTTCACTATCATAATAAGCGCCTTTAATATTAATATAATATTTTAGTTTATTAATTAATTCTTTATTATATTCTATATGTGTGTCGGCGGCGCCATTATATTTAATATTACTATAATTTATATTAAAATGATTCAATATATCAATTATTGTTTTTTGATTTTCTAATTCTAAATAACTCTGCCATTCATTAGTTTTAAAAAAATATACCGATTTAATTCTAAAATTATTTAAATCTAAACTAATATCTACATATTGAACATCATTCTTAAACCCTCTACATTTATAATAACACATATTATAATCACACTCACGTGAATAATCAACATCTTTGTCCCAATAATTATTTATATTTTTATTTAATTCACAATCAATCGCCGTCTCTTTTAATACTCTTTCAATCTTTTTAATAAAAAAGTCTTTATTAACAATTCTTCTATATAATAATTCATCTACCGTTTCTGTTAAATAATCACGATATTTTATACCCAAAGATTTTGCATAAACATTTGATTTAACATCCATAATATTTTGTATTATCTCATCATATAATTTATTTTTTTCTATATATGGAATAATTGATTCAATATTAATAACTCCGCTTGTTGTATTATATATTTTAATATCAGGAACCGCCGCTGAATATCTATATACACATACATTTCTTTCACTCTCTTTTAAATCAATATGTGAACAATTTCTAACTCCACGTCCAATAATTTGATAAATACGAGTATTATTATGCCAAGGGTCAACAATATGAACTTGTCTAACCCATTTCAAATCTAATCCTTCTCCTGTTACTTTGGTCCCAATTAATACTTTAATATTATTACCATATTTATTTGAAGGATTTGTTATATTTTGTATATCATCATCATAACCTAATAAACCGGTTTTAATAATATATGTTGCCATTTTGAATTTATGATTTGAATTTTTAGCCCCAACACAATCATTATAATATTGCCCACATACAGCACATCTATAATAATTCTTTTTACTTAAATATGGCAAATTTAACATATGAGAAGATTTAACACTTTCTAAATTTATTGGCAACCCATTTTTATCATAAACAATATTATTATTATATTTAATAAATCCATTTGCTTCTAAACATAAACTCAATATTACAGCACTTGCTAAACCATATTCACAAAAACAATATGAAATGCCATTTATTGAATTAATATTATTAATAATATTAGCAAATTTAGCAGAAAACATTGCCAAATTATATTTGGGTTGTAAATCATTATTTAACATTAAAAAATAACCAAATTCCTCAATAACTTCTTTCTTAAATTCATATTGTTTTTCTTTTTTATGATTATTATCGCCGGTGCTTATTATAACTTCATTAAAACACTTTTTAAAACCATTTATACCAGAATAATATTTTATTTTATCAACAGTTGGGAAATATTCCGAGGTTAATATATCTTTACAATCTTTTTGAGGATATACAAAGCATACTGCTTGCTTACCATTTTTATTAGCTGTATCTTGTAATTGTTTTGTTATTAATAATATTTTAAATTGATAAATACTCATATTACATTTATATAAATTGAAATCGTATTTTATTGTATTGTCCGGATTTAAATAATTCAAATATTCCTGTCTTACAATTTCAGTATTATTAGAATAATTAAATAAAGGATTAGGTTCATATAACAATTCAACCGGTGGATTAATTTGTTTCGGAAAACTAATTGGATTATTACCTCTAACATATGAAATATATCCCTTTGATATCTCATATAAATAATCAGCATTAAAATTATTAATTGTTGGAAATAATTTGTTTCTATCTATTTGAACTCCATCATTAATATTTAATAATTCTAATAAATCCGCTATTTCAACCGATTCATCTTTCATTGGTGTTGCCGTTAATAATATTATTTTTAAACATCCTCCAATATTTCTACATTCTTTTGCTAAATCCAATAAAACGTGTAATAATGTCCTTTGTGATATCTCCGCTTTCTTTTTTAATTTACTTTTAATTATAATATTATCATTGTCAAATGATTCCGAAGAAGATTGATAATCTACATCATCCGGTTCATCAATATCATTTTCATCATCATTTGTTTCTTTTCGCCCCTTTGAATCATTTTTACCTCTACCAACAATACCGTGTGCCTCATCAATAACAATTACCGAATTAACCATCTTCTCGGCGATTTGTCTTGGTGTTAATCCTAATTTTTTCTTTAATTTAACATCAATATAAGTTGAAAAAACATTAGGGCCCATAAATTCATAATATTTTTTAATATTATTTCTTATTTTTTTTAATCTGTATTCTTCATTTGGAATTTGGGATTCTGAAATATGATAAGCATTACCCGCACATTGAAAACTACCCGGGGCACTATGCTTCGCGTTTTCTAATTTTGCTTTTCTCGGATTATATAATTCATTATAGAAATTCTCTCTAACATGCTCTGAGGATATAATATATATTTTCTTTTCCATTTTATAAACATAATCTTTTAATCCTTCCGTAATACTAATAGCAGCACAAGTTTTACCAACGCCGGTTCCGTGAAATAATATTATACCATTATAAGGTGTTTCAAAGGAAACAAAATTTCTAACAAATTCTTGACTTTTTTCTAATTTAAATTCCGCTGGCTTACATACTTCTTCTGGTTTTCTATTTAAAAAATTTGAATCAATACGGGTTTTAAAAAACTCTTTTTTTTTATAAATATTATCATAAAAATTATCCGATTTAATTTCTGGATAAACTACAAATGCCATTATATAATATATATATAATATAAATATAAATTATATAATAATATATATTAAATGATTGATAACAAAGATAAATATTATGGCACTGTATTAGGTTTAATTATTGGTGATTTAGTTGGAAATGATAATAATATTAATATAGTTAATAGAAATAATGCCGATTATTTTAAGAATACAAATAAATCATTGAATTTTATATCTGATTATATATTAAAAATATTCAAAATGGGCGTCCTGGGTGCCAATGGCGCCTTTGATTTAAACACAATAAAAAATAAATTAAATAATTGGAATAATAAAAACATAATGAAAAAGAAATATAGAAATATATCATTGCCTGCGCCATTTTTAATTTCATTAAATAATTATAATAATGGCAGCAATAATAATAATTATTTTACTGATTATTTTGGTATTATATACCCAATTTTTAATTATTTATTAAATAATGATAATCCATATTATTTATTAACACATAATATGCCTATTATTATTATGTTAAATACAATTATCAGTAATTATCTAAAACTAAATCAAAATTCATATTTATTTTCCGACGATTTAGTATTAAATATTGATTATGTTGGCAATTCTGACGCCTTTGAATCTTTGCGGTGTGTATTCAAAGCATTAAATGATACAAATAATTTTTATGACGGTTTGGTTTTATTATTAAACAAAGTTGAAAATACTCATTCGGTTTGTATATTATATGGCATTATTGCCGGCAATCATTATGGAATTTCTAATATTTTTGAATCTAATATATTAATTAATATATTAAAAAAATTACATAATTTTAATAAAATAATGGACTTAATTGAATTAGGATTTAAAACAACATATTCCCCAAAATAGTTTGGGGACCACAAAATAGTTTGGGCGCTTGAATATATGAAATAGAAGTTATATATATATAATATATATGAATACAATATTATATTGCTTTGGTGATACCGGGAATCATTCAAATGAATTAAAAAAAATGATTAATATGATATATAAACAAACTCATTTGAGTGCCCAAATGGGCGCACAAAACATAATATTATTAGGTGATAATTTTTATTGTGACGGTGTTAATTATAATGACGGACCAGAATGGAATAATTTTAAGAAAATATTTTTTAATAAATCAATTCCTATTTATTCAATATTAGGTAATCACGATTATATTAAAGCGCCAATGGCACAAATAACATCAAAGAATTTTATTATGCCATATTACTATTATTTTAAACAAATAAATAATATAGGTTGTTGGTTTATTGATACACAAATATTAGACCCAGGTGATAAAATGTATATAAATAATCCTTATATATATTTATATGATTCATTAATTAAGGCACATTCAAATTATAATGACGCTTTTAATAATCATATACTTTGGTTAGATAATGAATTTGAAAAACATAAACATTTAAAATATAAATTAGTTTTTGGTCATTATCCAATAATTAGTTCAGGGGTATATGGTGAAAATATTAAATTATATTCAATATTAATGAAATATTTCCTAAAATATAATATAACAGCATATATATCCGGCCACGATCATAATTTACAACATTCACAATTAAAAATAAATAATTATGTGTTTAACCAATTTATATCCGGGGCAAACGATAATACAATTAAATATCCTATTCAAGAAGTTAATAATAATTTCTTTTCTATTGACCCCGGGTTTTTAAAAATACAAATGTATAAAACAAAGTTAAAATTTCAATTTAAAAATATTAAAAATAAAACATTATATACATATTCGCCTGTCACATAAAATCTATATATCTAATTTGATTTTCTTAAATGGCCTCTTGTGTTCTTTACAATATTCTGTTTTATAATAAACTGTTGTTTGGCATCCATCATAGTCGCATCTCTTTGTTATTATATTAATCATACCTGTTGCTTTATGTTTAGAACAATATTCCGGTTTAGTTTTATTTTTATAATTAAAAGAAGCAATTATATCACAATTATAATATTTACATTTACTTCCTTTAACATTTATCATTAGGGGCTTTTTATGTTTTAAACAATAAAGTGGTTGTTGACCACTAATATTAAAATTTGCTAATGTTTTACAACCCGGTTCAATACATTTCTTTGTTGTTAAATTTTCCATTCCTTCGTTTTTATGAAGTGCGCAATATTTAGGTCTTTGGCCTATAAAATTAAATGAAGGTTGTTTTTTACATTTGTGGGCCGAACATTTTTTACTAATTATATTTATCATATCGTGGGTTTTATGTAATGCGCAATATTTTGCTCGTTTTTCGTCTTCTGTATTAAATGAAGCAATTAAATCACAATCCACAATTGCGCATTTATTACTTTTTACATTAATCATATCAGGGGTTTTATGAAGTGCGCAATATTTTGCCACGGAATTTTTAATATTAAAATTTGGTGTTTTTGAACATCCTTGGGCAGCACATTTCTTATTTTTAACATCTTCCATATCGGAGGTTTTATGTAATGCGCAATATTTTGGACTTTGGCCTTTAAAATTAAATGTTGCTAATATAATACAACTTTCAATTATACAATGTTTTGAATTCTTTTTAATTATATAGGTTGTCATTTTATTCATATATTAATATTAATTTTATATAAATCAATTATTAGTGCGCTAGGAACAAAGGAATTCATATTCATATTTATATTTATATTCATAAGTCTGTAAAATCAGGATTAAAATAACTATCATTAAATTTAATATCAAAATCATTTGTGTTATAACTAAAATATTCATTAGTAACAATAATATCATCCTTAGGCGCAATTGGCGCAACTGGCGCAACTGGCGCAATTGGCGCAACCGGCGCAATTCTTGTAATCTTAATCTTTTTATTTTTACTTTGTTTCTTTATTTCATTCTTTCTTTTTTTTAACATACATGATTGTGTTCTTCTTAATTCACGGGCCATTTCTTTTTCTTCTTCTGTTTTTTTAGCATTGCGTTGATAACGGGAATATTCAACCATTTCTGGCATTTTATGACCTGAACAAAATTTTGCCTTTTCGCCTTTATAATTATAAATTGCGATTTTCAAACAATCAATATATTCACATTTTTTTCTTGTTAAATTTATCATATTTGGTTTTTTATGAATATGGCAAAATTTAGTTTTTTCGCCAATAACATTATAAATTGCTCTTTTTCCACAAAAACACTTTCTATTTTTAACATCAACCATATCTGGCGTTTTATGTATAAAACAATACATCTTTGGTTGCCCTGGTAAATTATAAATTGGTATTTTTTTACATTCTGAAACAACACATTTTTTGCCTCTTATATACCACATATCATTCGTTTTATGTGTTGAACAATATTCTGCTTTATCATCATAATTATTATAGTGTGCTACATTTGAACAACCTGAAATAACACATAATGTGTGTTTTAAATCAATATAATTTTTTTCTCTATGAGAAATACATAATCTTACTTTTTTACCATATTTGTCAATACAATAATTAGCACATTTAGAACATCCTTCAAATCTACAATGATTTGAGTTTTTTTTCATCATTTATCATTTATCATTTATTATATAATAAATTATGTAATAAAAATCAATTTTTGGGGCCCAAACTATTTTGGGGCCCCCAAAGCAATCAATAAATTCACTTGCTGCAGAACAATCAAACAAATCAGTTTCTGTTGAAATATCTAATTTGATTCTTTTATGATTATATGTGCTTAAATATGTTTTAGATTTATTTTTAGATTCAGCAATTTCTTTTTTTAATTTTTTAATATTAATCATATCTGGTAATTTATGAACTGAGCAATATATTCCTTTATTTTCAGGGGCAAATGGGTAATTAAAAAAAGGAACAACCATACAATTTTTATATAAACATTTTGAATGTGATAAATTTATCATATCTTTTGTTTTATGATTTAAACAATACTTACGTGGTAAGCCCTTAATATTAAATAATGCCGTTTTATTACAATCTTTAATAATACATAATTTTGATTTAGCTTTTGTTATATTAAATGTTTTATGTAATCTACAATATTTTGATTTTTCTCCATTAATATTAAAAATGGCATTTTCTTCACAATCAGCGTGAACACATTTATTATATATAATAGTCATATTGGGGGATTTACATAAATAACATAGTTTCGCAACTTTGGCCCCTGGTAAATTAAAATGTGCGTTTTTTTTACATCCTTTACCTTTACATTTGTTATATTTTTTATATATCATATCTGGTTTTTTATGTATAAAACAATATGTCGGCTTTTCGCCTGGAAAATAATATGTTGCGTATTTGATACAATCAATAAAATTACATAATTTATTTTTTGTATTAACCATATTTGGGGTTTTATGTGTTTTACAATATATTGGCTTCATTCTTGGGCCATCTTCTGGGCCTTTTATATTATAATATGCTAATTTTATACATCCAATATGTTCGCATTTTATATTTCTATAATTGCTCATTTCTGGCGTTTTATGTATTTTACAATAATATTTTTTCTCATTATGTAATCTAAAAATACCATATTTAAAACATCCTTCATTAGAACAAATATTATAATGTTTTTTTAGTGCCATTACATTTATAATATATATATTTATAATATAAAAAATCAATTATATATATAACAAAGTATTCCGTCTTATTATCTATAAAATCAAGGTCTTTTGTCGCGTCATAATTAAATGTATCTATGTCATCAATTGTTTCAATCGCGTCAATTGCGTCTAATTTAATTCTTTTATTCGCACTTGCTTTAATAGTTAAATAATCGGGATAATTTATTTTTGATTTCTTATTCATTATATTTTTATCATATTTATGTTTATGTATATTAATCATCCCATCTAATTTATGAGCATTACAATATAATTGTGTAGTTTCAAGTGGATAATTATAACAAGGAATAATATTACAATCTTTATATTGGCATCTTTTATTATAAAATAAATTAAACATTTCCTTTGTTCTATGAATAGAACAATATTCGGGATTTAATTCTCTTTTTTTTTCTTTTTGGGTCGGGCATTTCAACGGGTTTCTTAATTATATTATAATAGGCGTGTTTTAAACAACCATCAATAATACATTTATAATATTTTTTAGTAGGTTTAACCATACCTGGTAATTTATGAATTGAACAAAATTTCGCCTTTTCGCCTGGGTTTTTATATTTATAAAGTTTCTTATGAATACAACCTTCAAATAAACATATTCCGTGAATTAAATTAACCATACCTGGTAATTTATGAATTGCGCAATAAATTGGTTTTTCATCTTTGATCTTAAAATTATAATAAGGAACTTTCTTACAACCTTTAAATTCACAATTTTTCATATTTTTTCTATATAATATATTACATATAAAAAATCAATTTTTGTGGCAATTTATACAAAGATAAAGTGGCACGTGGCACGTGGCATATTTATACCGATTCTTCATTATGTGTTATTTTTATTCTTTTGTTTGATATTTTATCTTCCGGTCTATGCGTTGGGCAAAAATTGATATAATATCCGGTTTTTTTTGAACATCCTTCATAATCACATTTTTTTTTTATAATATTAATCATACCACAAGCTTTATGTTTAGAACAAAATAGCGGCGACTTTTCACATTCAAAATTAAAAGAAGCTTTAATTAAACAATCTTTAAATATGCATTTTTTTGTAACTACATCAATCATATCAGGGGTTTTATGAGTTGCGCAATATTTTGGCTTTTCACCAGATAAATTAAAAGAAGGGCATCTTGGACAGCCTTCAAATGCGCAACTTTTAATTGTTAAAAGAATCATATCTGAGGATTTATGAGTTGCGCAATATTTTGGCCTTTCACCAGGTAAATTATAAGAAGCTTTTTTAAAACAACCTTCAAAATCACACCTTCTATTAGTTAAAAGAATCATATCAGGAAATTTATGAGTTACGCAATATTTTGGCCTTTTACCAGGTAAATTATAAGAAGGGCATCTTGAACATCCTTCAAATGCGCATTTTTTTGTAACTACATTAATCATATCAGAAGTTTTATGAGTTGCGCAATATTTTGCCTTTTCACCAGATAAATTAAAAGAAGGGTATTTTGAACAGCCTTCAAATAAACAACTTTTAATTGTTAAAAAAATCATATCTGAGGATTTATGCGTTGCGCAATATTTTGGCCTTTCACCAGGTAAATTATTAGAAGGTCTTTTTAAACAACCTTCATATGCACACTTTTTATTTTTTACATCAATCATATCTGGGGATTTATGAATTCCGCAATATTTTTGCTTTTCACCAGGTAAATTAAAACAAGGCCTTGTTGAACATCCTTCAAATGCGCATTTTTTATTAACTACATTAATCATATCAGAAGTTTTATGAGTTGCGCAATATTTTGGTTTTTCATTAGGTAAATTATAACAAGGTTTTGTTGAACATCCTTCAAATGCGCATTTTATTTTAACTACATTAATCATATCAGGAGATTTATGAGTTGCACAATATTTTGGTTTTTCATTAGGTAAATTATAACAAGGTTTTGTTGAACATCCTTTATATATACATCTACTATATTTTAAAACAGATATATTTTTGGGTTTATGAGTTGCGCAATATTGTGGTTTTTCACCAGGTAAATTATAAATCGCAAATTTAAAACAACCTTCAAATGCGCATTTTATTTTAACTACATCAATCATATCAGAGGATTTATGAGTTGCGCAATATTTTGGCTTTTCACCAGATAAATTAAAATAAGATCTTTTTAAACAGCCTTTATATTCACATATTTTATTTTTAACATAAATCATACCAGAGGATTTATGAGTTGCGCAATATTTTGGCTTTTCATTCGGTAAATTATATGAAGGTCTTATTAAACATCCTTTAAATGCGCATCTTTTATATTTATAATCTAAAAAAGATATATTTGAGATTTCATTATCACAATCATTATCATATAAATTTACAATTTCTTCATCAGCACTTTCAGCTTCAACATCTCCTTTACTTTCAGATTCATCCTCAGTTTCCGTATCAACATCAACTTCTCCTTTGCTTTCAGATTCGCCCTCCGCATCAACATCAACTTCTCCTTTGCTTTCAGATTCGCCCTCCGCATCAACATCAACTTCTCCTTTGCTTTCAGATTCGCCCTCCGCATCAACATCAACATCTCCTTTGCTTTCAGAATCGTCATCAATAACAATTTCATAATCGCATTCGCTTTCGCTCTCGCATTCGTTCTCGCATTCGCTTTCACTCTCATAATCGCATTCGCTTTCGCTTTCACTCTCACATTCGCATGCACTCTCGCATGCACTCAAAATTTCAATTACATCAATCTCTATATTTCTTACATCAATCATATCAGAATCCTTATGAAGCAAACAATATTTTGGTTTTTCTCCAGCATAATTATAAGTAGCCGATATAAAACACGTATTGAAAAAACATAATTTTGGTTCTTCAATATGTGCTTTTGGGCTCTCCATTATATTGTTAATATATTAAATAAATAAAATCAATTATGAGCAAAGGGGAAAATTAATGTGGTTTAGGTAAACAAGGCGATTGGTCAATTAAAACTGGTATTCTTGGCACGTGGTTATCTTTAACAACCATTCTATAATTAATTCCAACAGGGGCTTGTTGATACCATCTTTTTTCATCTTGGGGGCTATATAAAACCATATCAAAACGATTAATACCGGTTTCTCTTAATGTATAAGAAGGATAAATATTTCTTGTATATTCTGTAAATTCCGGCGAGGCTTTATAATGGTGCAATTGTTCTTGGCCATTTTCAAAACCGGTTAAAACACCACCACCACAAGGATAACCATTAGAATGAGTATTTTTAACATTAGGGCAATGAGGGCGATACATATTTGAAATATCCTTTGAATGCCCGTGAGTATAACCTTTTAAATCGGATTCAATATCAACAATATTTCTTTGAGTTGAATGAGAAACACCTTGACGTGCTATTAAACCCGGTTGTTCAGGGCGCACTTCTGAACAACGTTCATAATTTATTGGATTTAATACATATAAATAAGGCCCGATTGATTGTTGTAAATCAAAATTATATTGTTCTTGGTCATATTTACGCCTATTTTGAAATTTATATGCTTGATTTTCGGCTCTTGCCATTGGTTTTGATTGTGTTGTTCTATGTTTTTTATTATGTGACATATATATATAATAAATATATATATTTTTTTATATTATATATTATATATTTCCTAAATTATTTTCCTGGTCATCCAAAGGCATTTCATTTTCTTGGCCACCCAAAGGCACTTCCGTCACTTGGGCGCCTTCCGTCACTTGGGCGCCCAAAGGCGCTATATAGAATAATTTATCTTTATAAAATTCACGTGCGGCATTAAATCCATATTTAATTAATTTTAATTTATTATTTAAACTTAATTCATATATTAAATTGGATATATTCTTTGTATGTATTTTAATTAGATTAAACTCATCATAATTATTAGATTTATCTCTAATATGATAAAACATACATAAAATTACATTATAAGAATAATCAACAAAGTCATTAATTTCATTATTTAATTTAAAATTAGACAATTCTAATATTAATGTATTTTTTTTTTCATTATTAAATATACTTGCGGGTATATTATCAATTAATCCGCCATCAATATGTAATCTATTATTATATAATATTGGGGTAAATATAAATGGTATTGATATACTCATTCTTACAGCAAATAAAACAGGCATATCAGGTTCATTATCAACAGAATTATAAATAATAGAATAATCATTTAGGCATATTGTATTAATATATAATTTAATTTTAGTTAATTCATATAATTCTTTAAATGTTATATCAGGATTAATTTCTTTTTCAATTAAAAAATCTTTGATTTTATTAATTATTTTTTCCCCGGGTTCTATTCCATATTTATCTAATATATTTATATAATTAAAATCTTTTAATTCCTCAAAGTTAAATTCTATTATATATTTTAATAAATATTCATAATTACATCCTATATTTATTAATAATCCAAATATTGCCCCAGCAGAACAACCTGAAATAGCTTTTAAATTTTTCAATATCTTTTTCTTTTGTAAATATTTATAAACACCAATAAATGCTACACCTCTAAAACCACCCCCCGATAATACCAAATTATATATATCATTCATATATATTATATATATATTATGGATTTAAATATATATTAATTTCATTTTTTGGGGAATTTAGTGAATATTATTATTAATATAATTAACGGCCTCATCACTTGTTATTGGTTTTTCTTTTTCCATACATTCTAATTTTAATTCCAATTGCTCTTTGCGCAAATAAATCTTATTTAAGAATCCTTTAATATTATGTTCAAAAATTTGTCGTGTTTCATCAATATGTTCTTTTGTTAAATCTTCAATTAATAACCATTCTAAATTACTTAATATGGAATTATTAACCGAAATTAATTCCATTTCTGTAAATATCATTGTGCCATTATCATCATATAAATAATCTTTATCATTTATTGCTTTTTGTATTTGATATAAATATTTCTCATAATTATATTTTGAATTTAATGCCGCTTTCTTTAATTCATCTTTACATCTATATTTTTCGGCATCATCAATCATTTTATTAATTTCTTCTTGTGTTAATTTAGTTGAGTTTTTAACTATAATTTTATTATTAATACCAGTATTAATTTCACACGCATATACAGATAATAAACCATCACCATCAATTTCAAATGATACTTCTATTTTTGGAACACCACGGGGCAATTTTGGAATATCAGTTAATTCAAAGTCCGCAATTTTATGATTATCTTTACAAAAATCACGCTCACCTTCAAATACTTTAATATGAATTGAGGTTTGTTTATCTTCCGAGGTTGAATACATTTTTGATTTTTTAGTGGGTATTTGAGAATTCTTTTCAATAATTTTTGAAAAAATATCGCCCTTTGTTTCAATACCCAAAGATAATGGTATAATATCTAATAATAAAATATCTTTCGTCTTTTCCGAGGCATCTGTATTTGTTAAAATTGCGCCTTGAATACCCGCACCCAAGGCCACAGCTTCATCCGGGTGCACACTATAATTTAATTGTTTCCCATTAAAATATTCGCTTAATAATTCCCTAATTTTTGGAATTCTTGTAGAACCGCCAACTAATACAATTTCATCTATTTTAGATTTGTCTAATTTTGCGTCTTTTAATGCCAATTTAACCGGTTCAATACAAGTTAAAAATATATCTTTACATAAATTTTCAAAAAATGACCTTGTTATTTCACTCATATATTCATTACCATCAACATCTAATTCAATTATAAAACTTATAGAATTAGATAACATACATTTTGCTTTTTCCGCAATTGATTTTACTTTGCGCATATTCTTATTTGTTTTTTTTATTGGCACGCCCATTTTTTTCTCATAATCCTCTAAAATATATTTACATAAAATATAATCAAAATCTTCACCACCTAAATGTGTATTTCCCGAAGTAGATAAAACCTCAAATATACCATTTTCAACTTTTAATATTGATACATCAAAGGTCCCCCCACCTAAATCAAATACTAAAATATTTGCCGTCGTATATTTCTTATCAATACCATAACATAAACAAGCCGCGGTTGGCTCATTAATTATTCTTAAACAATCTAAACCCGCAATACGAGCAGCTTGTTTTGTTGCCTCACGTTGTGAATTATTAAAATACGCAGGAACAGTAATTACAGCTTTTGTTACCTTTGTTCCTAATTTAATTTCCGCCGTTTCTTTCAAATATGATAATATATAAGCGGAAATTTGCTCGGGCTTTAAAACTATTTCCTCATTACAATATTTAACTTTTATATTTGGAATATCATTAGCATCCGAAAATACATTAAAAGGATATAAACTAATATCTTCTAATAATTGCTCATCACTATATCTTTTCCCAATTATTCTTTTAATATCATACAAAGTATTATCTGGATTATATTGTGCCGTTGCCTTTGCCGCATCACCAATTAATATTTCTTTATTTGTAAATGATACCCAACTCGGAGTTATATTTTTACCATCTTTATTTGGTATAATTTCGCATTTATCACCATTCCAATAACTAACCGCTGAAAATGTTGTGCCTAAATCTATCCCAATACAAATATCCATAATATATTATATATATATTTATAATATATAATATATAGTTAAATACAACTTATATTATTTAATATATTATATAAATTATTATTATTATGTCTGAATTATATGAAGAAATTACTGATTGCTCTGGAGGTTCCGGGGGCTTTGAAGATTCTGGTTCCGAATATGACGGAGATTCTGATTTAACTTCTTTTGAAAATGAAGAATCATTGGAATCTCCTGTGGCGCCACTGGCGCCTGTGGCGCCTGTGGCTAAAGAACTCACAAAGGAAACTATTGTTTCAATGCCCACTGAAACTGATAAAATAAATGTTAATGATAATCATATGGTATGTTATAATTGGGACCATCCTGAAGTTCACGAAGAAGTATTTAATATGTTACTAAATTATAATGATATGGAAACTGTTTATGAATTAATTGCTTCTGACCCAAAATATTATTTTGAATTAATTAAGAATTATACAAAAACAAAGGAGGGATACGATATATATTTGCCGGATTTATTTAATATTTTAATTAAAAAAGAGAACGGAAATTTGATTGTTAAGTTTAAATTTTATGATAATGACGCTTGGACAAGTGTTGGATATGATAATGAAAATTATAATGATTCTGTTTATGAGGCTTTTACAGATCAAGTTCATTTTTTGCTTAAAAATCCTGCTAAAAGGCGCAACTTTACTCAATCATTAATGGAAAACGGGTCTGAGGAGATTAATGTTAATGTGTATAGTGACCATTTAGACTCTAAATTAAATTCTTATAACTTAGTTAATCAAAATACCACTTCAAAAATTCAAAAATATTTAATGAAATATTATCCTGAATATGTTACACTTGAACCTGTTAAAATATTAAAAGGTTCTCCACCTGAACCTGAGGCGCCAAAGGAAGTTCCTAAGAGAGAACCGCCGCAATTGCCCACAGTGACACCGTTGCCCACAGTGACACCAAATGAGGAGCCAACAGAACAAAAGATTGATAATGAACTATTAAATAAGGTATTATTATCAACACTAAATAACCAAACTTATGTTTCTGAATATACATATAGATTGAGTGTATTAATGAAAGACGCGCCTGAATTAAAACCATTATTTGATAAATTAAATAGGGGAAAATCTGAAACATATTATAAATTAATGGATTTAGTAAAATCGGGAAACTTATCTGAATATGAGAAGTTTGAAACATATTGCTATTTACGAGATAATGAGGGCGCAAGTTTTGAATTTATGAGAGGCCTAGCTTTGAATTTATGAGAGACCATTTAATAAAAAAAAATAAAAAATAATATATATTATATATATATATAATGTTTAATGAATACATATCTAATATGATATATTTTATTTATATATATAACATTAATTTTACTATTATATATATTTATATAATACGTAAATTATTGGATTTAATTTTGGCAACAACAGATTATGTATTACCTGATTATATGTATAGACCAAATGGAACAAAGGAGATTGGATTGCCATCAATACACGTAATAATTGCGACATTGTTTTTTATAAATAATATGAATATATGGCGTTTAATATTATTATTATTAATAATGAATTCAAGATATTATTTAAAAAAACATAATTTATTACAAATAATAATTGGTTTTATATTTGGGTATTATATAAGTATATAGATATATAATGAGATTATTACTTATTGGCGATAATAATTGCGGTAAGAGTTCTATTATAGAATATTATAGGAATAATAAATATATTAAATATATAAATAAAACAATTGGAATTGATAAACATAATATGGAAATAAATATAATAAATAATAATAAGAAAATAAAATATGAGATACAATTAATAGATACACCGGGAGACGATAAATATAATAAATTAATTAAATTGTATTGTGATAATATTGTTGGTATTTTATTAATCTTTGATATTACTAATTATGATTCTTATAAAAATTTGGAAAAGTGGTTATATTTTATATTAATAAATAATAATATAAAAAGAGAACATATATTATTAATTGGAAACAAATATGATTTAAATGAAGATAGAGTTGTTTTATATGATTTAGCATATTCATTTATGATAAAAAATAATTTAGGCGGCTATATTGAAACAAGTGCTAAAACTGGATTTAATATTAATTTTATATTAACAAAGATAACACAAGATATATATAATTGTTATTATAGTCATACTAATGAAGTCGCAAATAATAAATGTTTGTTATCTTAATATAGACCACAGGCGCGAGCACGTGAGGCGCATTGGCTAATCAAAAATTGATTTTTTTATATTAAAATATATATAATTTAATATATAAATGGCCGGATTATCTACTTCTAAATGTTTTGATTCTATTAATTCTAGTGATATGTTTAATCTTTTATCTAAATTTATTTTAAATAAAGAATTACGAGTAAAATTTGATAATTATTTTATAACAAAACTATATGAATTAAAATTAAAAGATATTATCTCAAGAATTAACACACCCGAATTTAATGATTATATCCAATATAATTATATTGAAGAATATAAATATTATGAAAATAAATTTTTAGACTTATTTATTTTAGGAGTGGAAATATTCAACACATATAAAACTAATTTAATACATAATATTATTAATTATAATTATATGATATATAATTTAAATGAGGAGCTTAAGTTCTTTAATATCCCTTATCATTTATTTAATGAGGTTTATAAAGAATATATAATGGCATTGGCGCCTATTGAACATTCTGCGCCGCCTGTTGAACATCCAGCGCCATCTGTTGAACATTCGGCGCGCCCTGTTGAACATTCGGCGCGCCCTGTTGAACATCCGGCGCGACCTATTGAACATTCGGCGCCGCCTGTTGAACATTCTGCACCATCTATGTTTTTAAGGCCACCTGCTGGTCTTGAAAAATGTTATAGTTATGTGCCCCAGGCACCAATGAACACCAATAAACCAATGTTTAGTTTTGGAACTGCTATCCAAGAGCCCCAAGAATCTAAAGCACCTCAAGCGCCCAGAGCCGAACCAGCATTTAGTTTTTGCCGACAGCCCCAAGAGCCCTTATTTAGTTTTGGCTTGCCTTCCCAAGTGCCCCAAGCTCCCAGAGCCGAACCAGCATTTAGATTTTTCTGCCCTTTACAAGCACCCCAAGCGCCTCATGCACCCCAAGCACCCCAAGCGCCCCAAGCACCCCAAGTGCCCCAAGCGCCTCAATCACACGTAATGCCGGCATTTAGTTTTTCAGGTCCCCGAATGGTTCCATTCAGGGACCCAATAGAGCGAAAGCCTTATAGTCGTTAAGAGTCCGCATTTGCTCTTAAGATAATATTCTTGTTGGAATTTAATAAAAACCCCAATAATTTTTACTTTGTTTGTGCCCTCCATATTTATAATTGATTTTTTTTAATTATATATATTAAATATAAAAAGAAAGAATGGCGACAGATACAAATACGAATATTATAAAATATATTGTATATTTTTCGGAAATTATTTCTAATATAAAAAATAAATTAAAAGTATCACAAGATATATATTTATATAATTTAATTGAACATACAAAGGCAATTAATGATAAAATTAATGATTCGGAATATGTTATTCAACTAATTAATTATTTTTTATATGTTTATAATAATCTATCAAAGATAGAAAAATGTGCTTTTGAATATAGGTTAAAAGCCTATTTTTTTATTAGTTCTTATGATAAGCGTATTGAAATACAATATATATTCAAATATTTTGGTTTTAATGTTGAAGAATTATATTTCATTAATTTTTCATATTTTAATGAATATGGCGCGGCGGCTGGAAATATGTGTGGCACTAATGAAAGCGACAATTAATTAAACCAATTTATTTCACTATCATTAATAATTTTACCCATTATTTCATTATCATCATTTGTTGAATATAAATATCCTTCTTCATCTTGATAATAATCAATATCATTTATATTTACAAGAATAGTTTGAATATAATATTCCAAATCGGATTCTTGTATATTATAATTATTTTGACTTTGCTTTGACTTTTTATATTTGTTTTCGTGTGTATTAATAAAATCAATAATTTTCTTTCTTTCTTCTGGCTCATATGCCTCTTCCGTTATTGTATTTTTTAAATCCTTTAAACTTTTTAACATATATTCCGCAAATTTATTATCATAATATTTTATAAAATTACTATATAATAATGATTTATTTAGAATCATATAGAGGAATATGGAATATGGAATATATATATTATATATATTAATTTTCAATTATATATATATATTTATGTATTAGTGCTTTCAATTGATATATATATAGGTAATAATATATATATATATTTTAATATATAATATTATATAGTTAGAGACGACTTATATATATATAATATATCTAGTAATCATAATGAGTTCTACCGCTGTTGATAACTTCCGCACTCTACTATCTCAAAACCTATCTACTCTATGCGACGAGGAAAGCCTTGTTCCCCTTCTAAATGCCGTGTGTGATACTTATACTCAATATACTTCAAGCCATTCCGTAAAGACTCGTGCTCCTCGCACCAAGAAAGTTGTTGCCCCTGTTGAACCCGCTGCTACTACTGAAACCGTTGTTGCGCCTGCTGAAACTGCTTCAACCCGCACTCGTCGCCCTCGTCGTGTGGTTGATCCTTCTGAGCCGCAAAAACCCAAGAAGCGTAATGGATACAATATGTTTGTTCAACATACTATGCGCAACCACCCAGAGATTTCTCTTCCTCAAACAAAGGATGCTGAGGGAGTTGTTGTTTCTGGTCTATCAAGCAAGGAAAAAATGAGCCGTTGCTCTGTTGAATGGGGTAAGCTAAGTGTTGAGGAAAAGGCTACTTGGGCCACTCGTGCTCAAGAATTTAGCCAAGCGGCTGCTACTGAGGTTGTTGCTGAAACAACTGCTTAAATTTGTGTCGGCGGGGCGTGGCGTGGCGTGGGAGTTTGTGGGATTTAAAATAAAAAAATAAAATACAAAATTTATATATAATTAATTTATATATATATTTTTTTTACTTTTTTGGTCGCATTTTTGATTTAGGATTTAACAAATTGGCGCCACTATGTCTTATTATTCAAAGAATATGAATTAGATTTTTACAAAAAATATAATATATATTAAAATAAAATGTAAAAAAAAAATTTATAAAAAAATATTTTATAAAAATAAAAATTACTTTTTATTATATATATAATGTCGCCACTATATTATATTTCCTTGTTATTTTGATATTATACCAATTAGATTTTAACAAAAATTATTATATATATTAAAATAAAAAGTAAAAAATAAATTTATAAAAAAATATTTTATAAAAATTAAAATTACTTTTTATTATATATATAAAATGGCGCCACTATATCTCCTTTGTTGTCTCATTATTCAAAGAATATGAATTATATTTTAACACAATTTATTATTATATATAATGGCACTATTATAATATATCCCTTGTTATTTTGATATTATACCAATTAGATTTTTACAAAATTGTGCTACTATATCTACTTTGTTTCCTTATTATCCAAAGAATACCAATTAGATTTTTACAAAATATAATATATATTAAAATAAAAAGTAAAAAATAAATTTATAAAAAAATATTTTTATAAAAATAAAAATTACTTTTTATTATATATATAATGCCACAACTATTATCTCTTTTGTTGCCTTATTATTCAAAAAAAATGAATTAGATTTTAACAAAATTGTGCTACTATATCTACTTTGTTGCCTCATTTTTCATAGAATACCAATTAGATTTTAACAAAAATTATTATATATATTAAAATAAAATGTAAAAAATAAATTTATAAAAAAAAATAAAATATAAAAATAAAAATTACTTTTTATTATTATATAAATATTGCCGCCATTATATTATATCCCTTGTTATTTTGATATTATATCAATTAGATTTTAACAAAATGGCGCCACTATTATCTCCTTTGTTGCCTTATTATTCATAGAATACCAATTAGATTTTTACAAAATATAATATATATTAAAATAAAAAGTAAAAAATAAATTTATAAAAAAATATTTTATAAAAATAAAAATTACTTTTTATTATTATATAATATAGTGGCGCCATTATACATAAAGCGCAAGCGCAAGCAAATTATTTAACTTTTAATGTAATTGAGGCCCTAATATTAATTTTTTCAATAATAGTATTATTATTGTTTTTAATTAATAGATTAATATTATTTGGTATTGTTGTAATAATTTGTAAATTATTATGAATTTCTAATATATTTAATTGTTCTGTAATAATCTCATCATCAACCATTTTAATAATATTAATTTTATCATTAATAGTTAAATAATGTTCGCATTTTGTATAAATTGTTATACAATTTTCTTTTTTTGATATTTTAGATATTGGTATATTATTAATTTTAATTGGTTTAAATTCAAAATTTAAAAATGAAAATGTTAATTTATATAATTTCTCTGGGTTATCAAATATTTTAATACAATTATCAGGAACATAATACATATTCCCCGAAATGTTATTTACTAAAATTAATTTACCAAATATATTATATTGTGGATTATAATCCCCATTTATATTATTAATCACAATATAAATATATGGCTCATTTAATATATTATATGTTGTATTAATAATACAAGATTTAATTTCCAAATAATTTACTTTGTCCAATTTAGTTAATATTGTATATTCATTTTTATGATTTATATCAACCAAATTATTCCTAAAATCTAATGTTATATCTTGTAATGGGCCCTGTTTTTGAATTGGGGCCTCTTGTTGTATATGTTTATGTGTTTGTTCTTGTGGCATCGGCATTTGTTGATTAGCATAAATAGGCAATTGTTGGCTGCCTTGATTATGTGGCCCTTGGCTTCCGTGGCCTTGGTCATAATTATTTCCTCGGCTTCTTTGTTTTTCTATTGTTCTCATTATTTTTATATAGTCCAAAGGGAATTTTTCTTTATATAATTTTTTCCTAAGGTCATCTAATTCCTCAAACTCTTTTATAATTGACGGGTGTGCTGCCTCATATTCCATTGAATCATCATATTGTGGCATTTGGTTATGTTGTGGATTATATTGTTGAGGGTTATATTGTTGAGGGTTATATTGTTGTTGAGGATTATATTGTTGCCCATTATTTGAACCATTAATTTGTAAATTTCTATCAGCAGCTAATCGCTGAAATTGCTCTTCAACTTGCGATTTTGAATTCATATATATTATATATATTTTTATTATATATTATATATAACCTATATTTTTATTACTTTACTTATTTCTAATTTTTCCAATTTTTCATAATCTTTTCTATGGTCATAATTACAAGAATGGTCATTTATATGAATCTCACAATAATGTTCCTTTGAACATTTACAAAATATTGTTTGACGAATCAAATTCAATTTCTTTTTACATATAATACATTTAATCTTTGGCATTATGTATGTATATATAATATATATAATATATATAATATAAAAAATCAATTATATATATTTAATTAATATATTAATATAATTAATTAATAATATATATATTTTTATATATATAAATTATATAGTTAGAAACAACTTATAAATAATATTGGTCATATAGTGTAAAGGTTAGCACCTGTGTCTTATAAGCACTGAGTCAGGGTTCGAGTCCCTGTTTGACCATTAAAATTATATTAAAAATATTATATATATTTAATATATATATAATATGAATTATTATATTTTGGGCACTATAATAATATTATACATAATAATGTATAATAAATATGATTCAATAGAAGAATATTTTAATATGCCTATGGGATTACTTAAAGATATGAAAAACAAACTATTATATTTTCACAAAGAGGGTTATAAAGATTATAAATATTTACATTATGACGCAAATGTTTTAGTATTTTTATATGATAGTAGAAAATATGAGAAAATTGCTCCATTTATTTATAAAGATTTAGTAATTAAAACAATAAAATATATGAAATTAATAAATACAGAAATAATTATTGATTCTGAAAAAAATATATTAATTACTGAGATTTTAAATATTTTTCATTCTTTTATATTTAATTTAAAAGATAATGAATTGGATTCATTTATGAATGAAAATAATTATTTTGAAAAAATATTAAAAAGGTCATTAATAATAAAAGATTTAAATAATTATGGAATTGGCAAAGAAAGGGATTTTTTTTAATATATATATATATAAAGTGGGTTTTCACAAGTAAGTTCAAAGTTATTTTTGCTGCGGGCGCAAGAAATTCTTAACAACGCAACCCCCTCTCACCCAAAAGGGCCCGATATGTTGAAGAAAAAATAAGCAATCTCGTTCTTTCTGCTACTGCAAAAGTAGCACCTGTATTTATGGCATCCTCATAAGCCTTGTTACTAATAATATGAGCAACCTCAGCAACTTCTTTGTAGATAAGAATAGCCCTTGCCTCCTTATCCAATGGCTCTCGGATAGTTGAAATGTGTTCCGCCATTTTATATAATAATCAATATTAAAATATATATTAATATTAAGTTTTTTTTTAAATCAATTTTTATAAAGTGTCCAATGTTTTAATTTTATATATATTATCTTCATTTGAATGAAGATTTAATGATTTATAAAACTTTTGCGCTTCAATATTATAAGGAATATTAAATACATTATAATTCATTTCAACTATTGTTAAATCTTTAAATGAATGTAAATTATTGGGGCCATATATATTTAATATATTTTTCTTTGCTATAAATAAATCTTTAATATAAACAAATGGGGATTTATTATTAGATATTAATATATATTGTGTGCTAATTGTATTTATATAATTGCTTCTTTTATCAATAATTGTTAAATGAGGATAAAATTGTATTAAATTATTAATATCAACCAAAGATAATTTATATGATTTATATTGTTCAATAAAATCTTGCTCGCGACCTTTAAAATTAATATTTATATAATGTAAATTTTGTTTCTTTTGTATTTCTATTAAATAAGAAATTGGATTTATACCAATATAATATATAATATCTATTTTTTGTGAATTCACTATTGGAATATATACAAATTCAAAATATTTAGATATATTTAAATAATTTAATAATTTTTTACAAGATAAATGATGTAATGAATTTTCTTCTATTACATTTATTTTATATATTCTATTATATGTGCCTTCATAAGTGAACTCTATATTAATATCATTATGTGCCAATATATGAACATTAGCATTAACCAATGTTGCTATAAATTCAATATTATTTACCTTTGTATTTAATTCAAAATATGAATAAGCCTCTAATGATATTATCCCAAAGTTAATTTTATATTCATTTATATCTTTTATTATATCTAATTCAATATTATATTTCTTTTTATCCATTTGTTGCGAAAAATATCTATTAATAAATAATTCACCAAATGAATTTGGTCTTAATCCTATTATATCTTTTTGTTTATGTTTATTATCTATATAAAAATCAGTTTTAAATGGATTGTTAAATGGTATCATTTGTTTATTGTTGTTTCCTATATTAAAATTTTCTATTATATTAAATAAGTCCAACAATAAATATATAAATATTAAAATTATAAATATAAATAAAAATATTATCATAATATATAATATATAATATATAATGATAATATATAATAAGAAAATTAGAATTATATTATTGATTTATTTCATATTTATATTTTTCCTATATAATAATTATCAAGAAGAATTAATTGAAAATTCAATTATTTTACCAGTTGGCGCATTATTATTAAGTATGTTATCTAATAATACTCAACAATTACAAGAACAAAGCACGGCCCTGTCCCAAACTATTTCAGGCCCTCAAAGTAGAATTAAAACAAGTTTAAATGATTATTATTAAAGGCGCACTGCTTATGATATAAATATATTTATAGGAAACTTATTAACATTAAATTTTTTTGATATATATTTAATAACCCTTTTTGAATTTTTATATACTAAAAGAAGGTCTAATGCGTTATAATTATAATTATCTTTTTCATAAATATTAAATCCCTTTGATTCTAAATAAGCCGTCATACCTAATTTATTTTTTCTATAAATATTAATACCACGTGCTTCTAAATATTCTAATGTAGATATTTTTGCCAACTGAATACAAAACATATAAGCATTCGCACAATATATTTTATCAATTTTATGAATATTAATTCCATTCTCTTCTAACAATTTTAATAATTTAATATTATTATATTTAGCAGCATAAATATAAACATTCATATTTTGATAACTTGGAGAAAAATTAATATCAGCTCCTTTTAATAATAAATATTTTATTATTTCAATATTTTGATTAACAGCTGAAATAATTAAAAAATTATTTAAATCATATGATTTATATGTAAAACCCCTTGATTCATAATATTTTAACATTTTTAAATTACCACAAGCAAGAATATAATTTATAGTATTACAATGAAAATCACTAATCTCATATTTATCAAGAATATCATAATATTCATAAAATAAAAATAAAAATTCTTTTATGTATCTGTAGCTATATTCAATAGTATTAATTTCTTCAATTGTTAATCTTTTTAATGATTTTAATTTATTATATAAGCCATATTCAATACATTTAAAATAATTAAAAAATTCATACATTGATTTATATATAACAAAGTAAATATTAAAAATCAATTTTAAACAATCATAATTTTATTATAATATGCTATTAAATTATTACATACCGAAATAAATATCCTTTGTTTAACACTTATTAAATCCGTTGCGCAATTTAATTTAGTTCCAACAAAATCTAAAAACCCTTGCGCAGGAGGAATTTGATATTTAATAGTTATAAAACGATTAATTAAACTCAAATCAGGACTAACGTAAGAGATTAATGTATATCTATATAATTCATCAAAATCGTGTTTATATTCAGATAATAAATCATATAATGTATAAATTAAATGAGATTCTAATAAATTGCCCATTGTATGGTCTGCTAAATACAACTCATCCGTTGAATTTATTTTAATATTTTGAACACCTATTTCGTTATTTTCTATTTTAATTATATCAGAACTATTTGATTGAGCCAAATTATAATGTGTTTTAATTGATTCTAATTGTAATATTAAAAACTTATAACTATCATTAACCGCCAATTTTAATTCCTTCATTCCATTAAATTCAACAATAATTTCAATATTTTTTGGATTGTCAAAATTATCTCGTCTTTCATAAGTTGGCGTGCTATTTTGACCAAAATTATATTGAATACATACGGGTTCATAATGACCTCCAGCGTATCCTATATTATATTGAGGATTACCTATCATATGAATACCATTATCTTTTAATAAAATAACAAAAGGAATATTAAATTTAATCAACATCTTTTTCTCCTCAGGCGTTATATCTTCCATTGTATCCGTTGATTTATTTAATCTCATAAATCTTAAATCATTAGTATAAATATACTTTGGCTCACTATTTTTGTTAATATAAGGCTTACTAAAATCCGCAGCATCTGTTAATAAAACATATAAACCTTCTTCAAATATATATCTTGTTTCATCCGAATAATATAAAGGAATTAATGTTAATCTATGAGCGAATGTTTGCTTATTATAATAATTATCATATGAAACCGAAAATACAACCTCATCCTCAGGGAATTTAGTATTAAAATAATTATTATAAATATTTTTCTGTTCTTTTGTCATCTCATAATTAAATGAATAACAACCGGAAGTTGTATAAAGCGCACGTCTAATAGAATTAGCCAATGAAATATCACACATATTATCGGTCTCTTTGTTTCTAATTATTATACTCGTTAATTCATTTGTTAATTCATTTTTATTAAAAATATAATCTAAACCACTCATTGGCGCGTATATATATATTATATATATAATATATTTTCAATTTATATATAATTTATTATATATATATTATATATGAGTGGATTACAAAATAAGAACTTTTTATTTTATAGTTTATATCCTGAGGATAAATTAAGTCGTGAATGTTTAGCAGCTATTGGAAAAAATCCAAAAATTAAAGACCAATTTATCTTTGTATGTATTCACAATATGAGTAGCATTTATGAACCACCTCCTTATAAATTACCAAAAAAAATAATAGAATTCAAAGATAATAATATTATCCCCGTTTTATGTGTTAGTGGGTTTAGTTATTTTATATCCGGAAAACACGTTCTAACTTGGTTAAATAGCACAATGGAAAAAGAATTAAATGGCGGATTAGATTGTTATAATGGAGGGGATTCATTTGCTGATAATTGTTCAACTATTGATTTAGCTGAAATGATTGATAAAGAATATTTTAATAGTGAATATAATTTGCCTTCTGTTAGTGGCAAAGGCGAAATAAATAAAAATTATGCTAATATTGAAGAAGCCGATAATATTAATATTAATACATTTGAAAATAATGTTCAAAATGGGTCAAGGAAGCAAGCATCTTATGAAATACAAAAACAATTTGAAGCATTACAAAGTGAAAGGAAAAATCAATCTACACAAGGGCCCTCGGCATTTGGATTTAATCAACCACAAAGAGCACCCCAAGCCCCACAAATGCCTTCGCAAATGCCGCAGCAAATGCCGCCGCAATATTCTCAACAAAGAGGCCCACAAATGCCATCAGGCGGCCCACCTCAACAAAGAGGCCCACAAATGCCATCAGGCGGCCCACCTCAATATAGAATGCCACAACAACAACAACAAGGCCCACCTCAATATAGAATGCCGCAAATGCCACAAATGCCACAACAAGGCGGCCAATATAGAATGCCTCAACAACAAAACCCCTTTGGTCAATTACAAAATAGACCATTTAATTCATTAGATAGACATTTAGATATTGCTTATTCAAGATAAGGGCTATATAATAAATAAATATATATATGCGTTTATATGTTAAATATAATATATATAATATTAATATAATGGCAAAAACTGATTTAGGTAAATTTAAAGAACAATTATCAAATTTAATTACTTATGTTGATTCAATTATTCCGAATGATTCGCAACATAAAAAAGAAGTAGATAAATTATGTATTAAATTAAGATTAGGTATTGATAGTAATCCTCGTCTTGTTATGGAATTATTTTGTGAGAATGTTAAGGAATTCGCACATCCAATTTTAAAAGGCGACGATACATATTTTTTAAAATATGATTATGGCAATATTACAAAGGAATTTAATGCTTTTGAAGAGATTGAACAAAAACTAAAAACTCTATGGACGACATTTAATGGCGAACAACAAGAGAGAATTAAAAGGTTTTTTAAACTATTATTAGTATTGGGTTGTATGGGAACAAAGGATAAACAATTATTGGATATTATTAATGAATATAGAACAGAACCATTGGCATTCTAAGACGGTTGTTCAAATTTTATATCATAATTAGTATCAAAATATAAGATTATTTCTTTAATAAAACGATATAATTCAATGTTTTCAAATGATTCCATATTTATTGTAATTATTTTGCGGACGATATCATAATCAATTTTATTTTGATTACTATATAATATATCATAATTATAGAATCCATTATAAATGCTTATTTTTTGTTCAAATTTGGACTTTTCATTTTTGAAAAATATAATCATATAAAATGTTTTAAATTTAAGCTTGACATATAATAAATTTAAATTATTATTAATGGTTGATTTGTAATCTTCAATATATAATGTATTTAATAATTTATTAAAATTGGGGTTTGTAAAAAACCATTTTTGATTAGTGAAATTTTCGATTATTTTTTCTTTATCATAATTATTTAATTTATATTTTTGTGCTTGTTGTGTATATTTTTCAATCTTTGTTTCTAATAATATATATAAATCGTGTTCTTTTTCTGTCCAATTTTTAACATTTAATATTTTATCTAATTCAATATTTATTTTTTTTAACATAATGGGGGGCTATATATTATATATAATATATATTATATAATATATAATATATAAGAATGCGTTTAGGAATAATTGGTTATGGTTTTGTAGGCAAAGCAATTTATAATTTTTTTAAAGATAAAATAGAATGTAATATTTATGATAAATATAATGAGTTATATAATAATATAATTAATATTAAGAATACTGATTATTGTTATGTAATAGTGCCAACGCCATATGATATTGAAATAAATGGATATGATTATAGAGCAATTTATGACGTGTTTGATAATTTATTAAAAATTAATTATGAAGGAATTATAATATTAAAATCAACAGTGGCGCCTGAATTTACAAATTCATTAATAGAAAAATATAATACATTAAATATTGTTTATAATCCTGAATTTTTATCTGTTAAAACTGCCGATTTTGACTTTGCTAATCAATATCATATTATTATTGGCTCTAATAATGAATTATATCAAAAAAAAATATATGAATTTTATTACTCTTTTTTCCCTAATGCTACTATTAGTTTATGTTCTGTAACAGAGGCCGAAATGACAAAAATATTTTGTAATTCTTTTTATGCTTGTAAAATTCAAATATTTAATGAATTCTATTTCATTTGTAATAAAACAAATGTTAATTTTAATAATGTTAAGGATTTAATGATTAAAAATTCTTGGATTAATCCTCATCATACACAAGTCCCTGGACCTGACGGATTATTTGGATTTGGAGGCCTTTGTTTAATTAAAGATATACAAAGTTTAAATTCCTATATTAAATCAAAAGATTGTCCAAATAAAATGTTAGAGGCTGCTATTATTGAAAATAATAAAATTAGGGGCACTGGCGAATTTATGTAGCTTGCGGGCGAATTTATGTAGCTTGCGGGCGAATTTATGTAAATAAAATACATTTATATTTAAAATTAAATAAAAACATTGGGCGCCTTTTTATATCATATGGTTCATCATTATCAAAAATAATATAATTTGTAATTGTATTATGTATTTCATTATTAATATATTCAATCTTAATTCTTTTTTTATAACACGCTAATTCATCTTTTTTTTTATATCTAAAAAATAACCATATATAATCTTTATAATAATCTTTTACAACCGTTTTTTTTGTTTCCGATTTTAATATTCTATTTGAAATAAATGGTTTAATATAAATGCGCCTATGTTGTTTTCTATTTTCAATATATTCTATTTTATTATTATATTTTTTTATTATATTTGCCTTTGTTGTTATATATTTTATAATATCACCATTTTCTATTGTTATATCAATTTGTGAATTTTTTAAATATATTAATAATTTATTATCTATAATATTATAATTAATAATATTATAAATATTATTATAATAATTTAATATTATTAATAATTTATTTTTTATTAACATAACATAACATATAATATATATATAATATATATTCAATTTTTGAGAACGCAAAAATTGATTTATTAATTCTTTATTCTTGTATTTAATTTATTATGAAAAATTAAAGGTTTCCAAATGGGCGCAAAAGGAAGCAAGCATCCTGCCCCCAAAAGGGACTGCGAAAAAGAAATGGACACAAAAGGAAGCAAGCATCCTGCTACCGAAATGGTCTGCGCAACAGAAATGGGCGCAAAAGGAAGCAAGCATCCTGCTACAGAAATGGTCTGCGCAACAAAAATGGGCCGCGCAACAGAGAAGCCCCTTGTTGAGCTCACAACACGCACAAACGGCGAATTTCTTTTAAGTGAGGAAAGTGAGGAAAGTGAGGAAAGTGAGGAAAGTGAGGAAAGTAAGGAAAGTGAGGAAAGTGAGGAAAGTGAGGAAAGTAAGGAGATTAAGCACGCTTTTCAAAACCTTGAAAACCCTTTCCAGTTTGGAGTGATTGATTCACTTCTTGGGCTTTCTGGGCCGCTTCCAACCAAGAAAGCGGAAATTGAAAGGTTGAACAATGTTCTTCACATTGATTCACGAGATTTTGCCCACATTATTATGATTTCTTCGGCTTTTATACAAGAACACAACCTAAGGCGCAACCCAAATATGTGGGTCGACATTTTGGGGCCACTTGTTGGGTAACATTACTTTGGTTATTATAAAATAAATCAAAGTAAAATATAATGTTTTTTTTGCGGCCAATTAAGTAAACATCTTACAATTGATATGCATTGCTTTGTTTTCTTCATATAATAAATTATAAGCAAATGGAACAATTAAACCATCAATATCATCCGTTTCATAAATATTATCAACACCACATTTATAAATACCCTCTTGTGGATTGGCATTAATTAAATCACCCGAATTATTACTATGATACACTTTAAATATATCAGAATTATCACATAATTTTTCTTTCAAATATGTTGCCCCACCGTGAGCCAATAAACAATCACGTTCCATCTCACCTATACGTAATCCACCATCTGAACTACGGCCTTCTGTTGGTTGTCGTGTCATTAATTGAACCGGGCCCGAATCACGGCTATGAATCTTATCACTAATCATATGTTTCAATTTCTGATAATATGTTGGATTAATAAATATAGCCGCATTAAACATTTCTCCCGTTTGACCATTAAATAAGAACTCATCGCCATTATAATTAAAACCATAAGCGGCCAATTCCTCTTTGTAAGCATCTAAACTAAATTCCATAAAAGGCGTAGCATCTCTGTTTTTACCACTAATTGAAGCTAATTTACCTAAATGCGCCTCTAATAATTGGCCAATTGTCATACGAGAAGGAATAGCGTGGGCATTCATAATAATCTCCGGAATTACACCATTTGCGGTCATTGGCATATCAGCTCTATTATATTTCATTGAAACAGTGCCTTTTTGTGCCGACCTTGAAGCAAATTTATCACCAATATCAATGGGTCTCAAATTAGCCAATCTAACTTTTACAAATTTATAACCATCGCCATCTTCTCCAATAACTTTATTATTTGGAATAATATAATCAATAATACCATTATCCTTTGCCTTTGTTGTTGTATCATCAAATATATTAGTTTTCAATGATTTTTTGTATTTTGATATTATTATATCATCTGTTTTAACATATGTGCCCAATTTGGGATAACCGGTTTCAACATCAATAGCGTGATATTCCGCCGCTAATTGTGTTTTATTTGCTACTCCAAACTTTTCATCTGTTATACCAGAATTATTAGTTATTTTATTAGTATATGTTTTATAATATACCGAATTAAACATACCCGCATCAATTGAACCTTGATTCATAATAATAGAATCTTCTTGATTATATCCTGAATATAACATAATTGCTACAATAGCCTGATAACCGTGATATAATTTCTTCAATGGCGAATATATTACTGTGCGGGGCTCAACTAATGGAATATGAGGATAATTTAATACATTTGCTATTGTATCTAATCTTTGAGTAAAATTACTTGTATATGTTCCAATTGCTTGTTTAGCCATACTTGTTTGATAACAATTACGTGGCGCAGGATTACTCTCTGGAAATGGAATCATTTGCGATACAATACTGTGCCACATTGCCGGGTGCAATTCGCAATGAGTATAATTAGCATATGTTTTATAAATAAATCTATTAAAATATTTAACTAATGTAATCTCTGATTTTGTTGGATTAGCGCCCAATGTTAATTTAATTGTTTCATTATCTATATAATCCATCTTTATATTTTCCATTAATAATTTATATTTTTCATCTAATAAATCAAGCAATACCTCTTTGTAATTCTCTGAATTAAAAACCACTTCCGAATTAGGATAACTAATCTTAAATGTTGCCGAATTATCTGCGCTATTTATATAATTAATTGCGCCATTAATTAATTGATAAGGATATGTTGCTATTAAACTACATTCTTCTTCATTTGTATCAATATATTCTATCATTGCGCCTGTATTCATTGTAATTGTTCCATTATCATATTCAGGATTACCAATTAATAATTTTTCCCAAGTTATATTATCTTTATAATATTTGGCAAAATCTGTATTAGAATACCATTTAACCCAATTATCTAATTTAAATCTATTATTTTCAATAATATATAATGGCCGACAATAACGCCCGCCATCTGTTTGAATCACTAATTCATTCTTTTCTATATACCACGCTATACTTGTAAATATACTAATCTTATTATTTAATTTACATAATTTTAATGCCGTATAAATTTTCATTGTTTTTTCTGGAGTATCAATAATACCAATTAAATCGCCATTAATTAGAACACAAGTTGAAGTAGGCACAATTGCTTTGTTCGCCACTGTTATTTCAATTACCCCTAATTCCGATAACCATAAACGAATTGGTTCTGTTTTGCTATCTAATGTAACGTGAGTTGTTAAAGCAAAATTCTTAACAATACCAACTTGTTGACCCTCAGGAGTTTCATTAGGACAAATTTTTCCTAATTGTGTAAAATGATAACGCCTCGGAGGTTCATATTTTTTACTTGAATTATCTAATGGACTTTGAACACGCCTACAATGTGAAATAGTGCCCATTGCTGACAATCTTTGTAACACTTGCGCAATACCAACTTTACTTTCATTATTACTACTTGAAGATTTTAATTGAACGTGGAAATTGCCTGTTGCGAGGGCATATTTAATACGACTTTCAATAGGCGACTTTTGTAATATTTTCCTAACTTGTTTATTTACTTTTAATGGCCCTGTTACTTCTAAACATTTGGCAAAACTTGCTTTCAAATCCCGATTTAATTTTGTAATATTAGGACGAATAATCTGATTTAATAAATAACCGACTAAATCAACTCTTTTATTAGAATAATGATCACGGTCTGAATATAATTCCGGATTAATTACCGATTGAATTAATTTTCTTACCATATATCCTAAATAAATCGCTTTTTTATTATTATCTGGGCCAACGTGTGATAAAAATTCACGATTAAAAATGCTCTGTGTATATTTATATAATTGTGTATTATCTTTATCATTTGTTGATTGAATAAATGTAATATTTACCTTTGTTGATAAATATACAATAGCATCGTGTTGTGTTAATATTCCTAATGCCTCCTTAGCACTTGGAATTATATAAGTTAAGAATTGATTATCAACATTTTCTATTTTTCCACATATTATTTCAAATATTTCCTTATCGGATATAATACCTAATGCCCTAAATACAATAAATAAAGGAATGCCAACATTACTATCATTTTGTGTAATCTTAATAGCCGGCATTTTAACCTCAATTTTATACCCTGGCATAATATTATCCCTAATTTTTGAAGTTTTTGATTTTGGTTTTAATAATAATACTTTGTTTTTCTTAATTGGTAAATAACGTTGGTCAATTGAAGATAAAACCTCAGCATACGCAACAACCCCTTTCTTTGATTCATAAATCATTAAATTATTATCGGCCTGTCTTTCTTGTGGAATAATAACTTTTTCATTACCATTAACAATAAAATAACCGCCATAATCGTGTGGACATTCGCCTAATAAAATCCTTTCGTGGTGCGATTTTGTGCTTAAATAACATAATTTTGAATTAACCATAACAGGCATTTTCCATATAGGAACTTTTTGCTCGGATTCAATATCAACTAATTGACCTTGATTATAAACTAATTGTCTATAATCAAAAAATATAGGCGCAGCATAAGTTAAATCGCGCATTCTTGCTTCATTTGGATATAAAGGTTGATATCCTGATATATTATTATGTTGTAATGGGCGACAAAAATATACTTTATCTATATAAAACTCATATCTATCTCCATAACCGGGGGCATTCTCATCACTATCTCTACTTACTATAATAGGATTATTATGATTAATTAAGCCCGGAATAATCTTTGTAATTAACTCATCATACGAATTTAATTGATTTTCTACTAAAAATTTTGGGTCTTTTAATAATTTATCAATAGTATCCCACGTATTATCATACCAATTAAATTCAGTATTTAACATTATATATATATATATTATATATAATATATTTTCAATTTATATAATTATATATATTGGGTTTTTTATTTTTTATTTTTTGGTTTTTGGTTTTTATTTTTGGAATAAATAAAATATATATATATATTATATATGGCAAAATTAAATATTGCGAAATTAAATGCCCTTTGTTCAAAGAACATTTTTGTTTTATTATTAATAATTGGCGTGCTTTTAGTTGTTATTTTGGCGCTTTTAATTGACACACGTGTTAAAGAAAAATTCACTAGTGACGCAACAGGAGAAAAAATGGTTTTATATCATTTAAATGGTTGCCATCACTGCACTAAATTAATGCCGGTTTGGAATGAATTAAAACAAACCCACGGCGCACATATGGCTGAATATGAAGCCACTGCTCATCCTGAATTAATGAAACATCATAATATTACATCTTTCCCTACAATTATGAAAGGCAAACACGTATTCAAAGGAGAACGCACTCACGATAATCTTAAAGCATTTTTAATGAATCAAACTGGCGGGGGATTATCGACCGGTTATTATATTTTAATTGGTGTATTAGGTGTTATTTTAGTTATAATTTGTGGAATTTGGTTAAAAAATTATGAGCCTTCATTTTCCGAATCACAACAATCCCAACAAACAACACGCCATTTGAGAATATATAAAGAAACCGGTGTTTATCCTTCCCCAGGAGATCCTGGGTATTAAATAAAAATAAAAATATATATATAATATATATGGCAAAATTAAATATAGCAAAAATAAATGCCCTTTGTTCAAAAAATATGTTTTTATTAACATTATTAATTGTTTTGCTTTTAGTTGTTATTTTGGCGCTTTTGATTGATACACGTGTTAAAGACAAATTCACAAGTGACACAACAGGAGAAAAATTGGTTTTATATCATTTAAATGGTTGCCATCACTGCACAGAATTAATGCCAATTTGGAATGAACTAAAAAAGACTCACGGCGCACATATGGAAGAATATGAAGCCACGGCTCATCCGGAATTAATGAAACGCCATAATATTACATCTTTTCCTACAATTATGAAAAGCAAACGGGAGTTCAAAGGAGAACGCACAGGCGAAAATCTTAAAGTATTTTTAATGAATCAAACTGGCGGGGGTTTATCGGACGGTGCAATTGCTTCATTAGTTGTTGGTGGTTTATTTGCTTTGCTTGCTATTTTTGTTGGTATAATAAATTTGAGAAAGTTATCTCCTAAATAAATAAATAAAAAATATATAATAATATATAATAATTATATATATATATATGAATTATTATATATTAATTTTTACATTTATAATATTATTATTATGTTGTTATAAAATTATGGAGGGTTTTAATAAAGAGATAATATATGTTAAATCTAATGTTGACCAAAGGCGTTATTTAGTTCAAAATTTGCCACAACAACAAGAAGCTGCGGATATGTTAGCAAAATTGAGAAGAAAATTAATAAATTTTACAAAAGATATTTATGAGAAATATCCAACCCCGGAAGTTCGTAGATTAAAACAAAGATATAAACCGGATAATTTAACAGAAAGCACAAGTGATTCGCAATATACAAGTTATAATATTAACAAAGGTGAAAAAATAGTATTTTGTATTAGAGAAAGGGATTCAACAAATAATTTAGTAAATGAGAATACAATATTCTTTGTGGCATTACACGAATTGGCCCATATTATGACTTATAGCATTGGACATAAGAAAGAATTTTGGGATAATTTTAAATTCTTATTAAAATTCGCTATTGATAATAAATATTATTATTATGAACCATATCATAAAGTGCCTAAGAAATATTGTGGAACAATGATTACTGATACCCCTTATAAAATATAAATATATTTATATAATATATAATATATAATAAAAACGAAATGGATATATATAATTTTTTAGATTATTTAAATAAAAATAAAATAAAATATATATTATATGAGAAATATGAGAATTTAATTCAAATTAATAATTTAATAGATTATAAAAACAAATATATATTTTTAAATATTAATAATAATACAAACTTAATAAATATAACAAAGAAGTTTAATTTATATTATGACCCAGTATTTAATAATATTAAAATATATAAACAACAAATATTTAATATTGCCCAATATACAGAAGCCTTAGAAAATAAATATGAATTTAATGAAATTAGTATTAAAATTAAAAATGAAATATTAAATAAAAATGAATGGATTACTTTGAAACAATTGTTTTTAAATGAATCAAAATATATAATGAATCCCGCTAATTTGATTGATATTTTATATGAAAAGGCGCAAATTAATAAAAAATATTATAAACATAAATATTTTAAATTATATTATTCAAATAATAAACAATTAAATATAATTAGAACCCACGGGTGCTATTTATTAGATATAAACAAAGATATTAATGATTATTTTAAAATAACAGAAGAATTAGGCCGCGGGGGATTTAGTAAAATATATAAAGTTGAATTAAAATCAATATTAAAAAAATATTATTATAATATGAATCCATTAATTAATACTAATAAAACTTTTATATTAAAACAATTATCTAAAAAAAATAAAGAAGATAAAGAATATACTTTGTCTAATAAAGATATATTTGATAACAATGAAATTAAAACATTATTATATGAATCACAAATGTTAGATATTTTAAATGATTCTTATATTATAAATTCATATGGTTGTTTTATTCAATGGATTAATAAGAAAAATAAATATAATATATATATATTATTAGAATATGGAGGGCAAAATTTACGCAAAATATTAGATAGCAAAAATGAAAAAGATATTCAATCAGTTATACAAAATTTACCAAAATTATTAGAAACATTAAAAAATCTTCATAAGAATAATATATTTCATAGAGATATTAAATTAGAAAATATGGTTTATTTAAATAATAAAGTCAAATTCATTGATTTCGGCTTTTCTTGTGATTTTGAAAATTGTGTGTTCAGAAAAAGAGGCACAAAGTATTATTTATTGCCAGATTCAAGCAAATTATATTTTAATCCAAATAAAAAACATTTGTTTAAAGACTCATTGAAATTATTAGATTGTTATGCCTTTGCTCTAACTTGTTATATTATTATTACACAAAATATTAAAGTATTCTATAATATTAAAAATGAAAGAATTATAAACACAATGAAATTTAAATCATATGTTGAAGCAAATGCGCAAAATCGCGAATATTCCAAATTATTTAAATTCATTATTAAATATTTATCTATTAATCCTATTTTTAATTTTAATTAATCTTATATATGGCCCGCGTGCGCAAATTGCGTGAATTTATTATATATATATATATTATATAGCATATAACATAATGAATACATTGTTAAATTTAGAAGAATTAATATATTCAAATACAAAATCTAATAAAGCAAAGGAAGAAAACTTTAATGATATATTAAATAGGTGTCACAAAATTATTAATTTTTATAATAAGAATTATAAGAAAAAATCTTGTTATTATAAAATACCAGTATTTATATTTGGAAAACCTTTATATAATATAAATGAATTAGCACTATTTTTATATAAGAATTTAACTAATAATGGGCTCTTTGTAAGTTATATACCAGAAGAAAATAAATTATATATTTCTTGGGAAGAAGATAAAATTAATTATAATTTATATGTTAAAAATAAAAATATGAAATTACATACGCCATTACAATCAGTTATACAACAACCGTCGCAATTTAATCAACCCGTTAAAAATAAATCAGCAGTTAAATTTAAAGACGAAAATGTATTGTTATTTGACGGTATTCCAGTAAATAAAGAAAAATATAATCAAGCGCAATTTATTAACAAAGAACGTGAAAAATATTATAAAAATTTAATTGAATCAAAAGCCCGTGAAGGTTTTGACCAATTTAAATCAAGTTCGCGTGGGCCGGGAGATTTTTCTTAGTATATACGTGAGCGCGAGATTTTTCTTAGTGTGGACGCGAGCGCGAGATTTTTCTTAGCGCGTTAAATAAAAATGTCTAAAAAAATCTATTATAATCATAAAAATTGACCTACTATCGTGTGATTTATGGTGTTTCTTTTTGGTTGGCGCAGTTGTTTGCGCAGTTGTTGGCGACTTGTCGCTACTTGTTTGCGCAGTTGTTGGCGACTTGTCGCTATTTGTTGGCGTAGTTGTTAGCGACTTGTCGCTAGTTGTTGGCGCAGCAGTAGCCTTGGGTTTTTTATGTTTTTTTTGCCCTCCAATCATATTTAAATCACTAATATTTAAATTTTCAATATTAATAAAACCATTAGGATTAGTATAAGTATAATACATATATAATTATTTAATATTATATTTATTAATATTAGAAATAATTATTAAAATTATTTTATCTGTGACTTCTTCATTCTTTACTCCCGTTGTTAAAAAATCACTATACATATATTTTACTTTTTCTTTTATAAAATTCCCTTTGTCGTCAGAATAATATACATTTTTAATATTAAATGATTTCATTATTTGTAAGCATATTGAACAACATTTTGAATTTCTTAATTCCCCTGTTTTATTAACACGTATAACTAATAATGATACATTTTTTATTTGTGTTTTTTTATTATATGAATTATATTTTTTGCCACTTAATATATGAGGAAAATGCTTTGCTCTTTTATTTACATAATTCCTAATTGCGCAGCATTCTGCGTGTTCACTCATAATTGTCATTCCAAATGTATTAGTTCTATGATTATTACATTCACAACTTAATATCTTATTACCACTAAATAATGTCGCACAATGCATGGATTTAGTATGTTCATCTCTAAATTTATCATTTGTTATACATTTATCATATGTAAAATCAAAAATCTTTTTTAATTTTTGTGATAACATATATTATGTATATAATATATATTATATATATATATTATCAATTTTTAAACAATCGCACAAAGTAGAAAAAATATTATGTCTTGTCCAACTTAATCATTTTTATATAATGTTGTTTAATAGGCGCAAACTCCTCATAAATCTCATCATACAAACGTTTGAATCGGGTAGCTATGTTTCGGGCCTCAGTATCTTTAATACAATATTTAATATATTGTTTGAGATAACTGTCGCGTATGTCAATAATATTTTGTAAATCATCAATGTTCATCACAGGGGCAAGAGTATCAATATATTTTTTTTGTAAAATATCACGCGCATCAATAGCACTTTGTAATGTCAAAATTTGCTCAATCTTATTGTAATAAACAATAATAGCATCATCAACACGCATATTAGCATCTGTTAGCTCCTTAAATAAGTCATCGGCTGTTGGCACAGCTAACGCAATTGAATTTAAAAATGTAAGTGCTGTTGAACATTTAGCATCTGCAGTTTTGTATTTTTGATATATACTTGAAATGCCCTCAAAATAATCATTGCCATCATATATACCAATTGAATAACCATCAAGCATAAATATCCACATCTGCAAATCGCCACACGTATAGGCTAATTTGTTATAAATACTCTTATACTCGTCAAAAATTATTGTTGGTATCTTCTAAAACCCACTAAAACCTTGTATAGCCCTTAGCAATTGTCGGACTAAATCAAGTCTTGTTGGGAAATCTTGTATAATCTTTTTTACCTCGCCTCTTGTTGTGTTCTCGTAACAAGCCATTTGGTTTTGAGATAATAATTAATTTTTATTATTAATATTATAAATAAGGGAAAGAATAAATCAATTTTTATATATACAAAGTTGGAAAAAAATAAACAACTCGCACCAAATGGCGCAAATGAAAATACAAAGTATAAAAAACCTAAGCTAATTTAAATATCATCAACATTTTTAAATATCGCCTGCATTTTTAAATATCATCAACATTTTTTAAATATCATCAATATCTTTTTCATTTAATTCATTAACAAAATCAAATGTATCATCAGGTTCATTATTAATATTTAATACATTAGATTTAATTAATCTATTATAAATGCTTTCTCTTTTAAATATTTGTGCTTGATTTTCTTCATATTGTTTCAAATCAGCAATATTTTCAGAATCATATTTATGAACTATTTCACCTTGTAATATTTTAGAGGCCTTATTTTCTCTTAAAATTGTAATTAAAACAAAATCATCTAATTTAATTCTTATACTTCGTGAAGCAGAACAATTTATTTTAACTAAATAATTATCTATTATAGCTTCTGTTTCAAATCGCGCTGAACCGAATTCTTTTGAAATTCGCCCAATATATTCAAAATCATTTGGCTTTTTAAATAATTTTATTTTTTTTATATTATGTTTTTTATTACTTAATCCCTTTGCTTTGTTACCTCCGATTAAATTCTTAACCATTATGTATATAGTATATATTATATATTATATAATATAATTTCAATTTTCATATTTATATATAATATATGTGCCTATCCAGAAATTGATTTATATATTATTTATTATTTATTATATAGAATTAGAGAATTAGAGAATTAGAGAAATATAGAAATATATGCTAAAACAATCTGGTAAAATAGAGCGATTGTTGCGACAATTGCCAACTTCAAAAAATATACATTTTGCCGGAATATGTTGTAATTCAACAATTTTGGCCTCTTGTTGTAATGATATGACAAAATATAACCCTTTTTGCCCTTTTATGCTACAACACGCCGAAACTGGCGTAATTGATAAATATTTTAAAAATAAATATGCTAAAATGTATCAATATATTCTATGTGGCAAATTCAAAGTTCGTGATAGAGCAAAGGAAATAATTGTTATAAAAACAAATAGCAAAAATGAACTAACCAATTCCAAATGTTGTTTATTTTGTTTTAATATTATGAAATGCTTCAATATTAAAACTATTTATTATTCTAATGAAAAAGGTATTATTATTAAAGAAAAACTAACGGATTTTGTTCCTGACTATGAATCATCCGGAATTATATACATAAAAGAATTAATTGCCACTAATAAAATTAAAAATATAGGGTTTTTAACAATTTTATTTCGCTCATAGGCGACTGGAATTAAATTATATTATTAATTAATTCTTCTGTTATATTTATTGAACCATTTTTAATTTTAATATTCATTTTATATAAACTACCCAATACCGTATTTTTATTATTTCTATTTATTATATAATTCATATAAATTTTTGATATTATATCTTGATATAACCTAATCACAGGGCGCATACTTTTATTCTTATCTGTTATCTTTGTATTAATAAATCTAATAATATCAGTATCAAAATTAAATAAATTATTTGGCATTTTCATCTCATCTAATATTTGTGGGATTATATATTTCTCGCAAATTATTACCATTTCATCTTTTGTATAATCTTTCATTTCTACCATTTTTATTCTATCTAATAAGATTTTATTTATTAAATTCTTATTATTATAAGAAAATACAAACATAACTTTTGAAAAATCAATATTTATATCCAAAAAATTATTATAAATATGTGTATTATATACAGGGTCAATTAAATGAATTAAATATTCGTGAATATTTGAATTTATTCCAACTTTATCAACCTCATCAAAATATATTATAGGATTCATACATTGTGTCTCTATTAAAGCATCCACAAGACGCCCAGAAGTTGCCCCTTTCCATACTGGCGCCGACCCCGCCAATATTTTTACATCCGTAATCCCTCCCAATGAAATATAATAAAATGGTCTATTATTAAAACATTTTGATAACGCATTTTTTATTAATGTTGTTTTACCAACTCCCGCTGAACCTGTTAAACCAATAATACGTGATTTAGAAGAAGAAACCAAATATTCCAAAATTTCCATCTTTGCTATATTTTGCCCATAAATTACCTCATTCATTATTTTATAAGCATTTTCCAAAAAATCCGTTATACCTTCTAAATTATCCGGCATATTTAAATCGTGATATGTATTCCATTTAATTTTACAAATTAATTGAATTGCTTTTAAAAAACTCCCATTATTATCGCGGTCTATCTCATAATTTGATAATAATTGTAAAGCTTTTAATTTTATTACATCGGAACAATCCAAAGATAATATTTGATATTTCAATGGTTGTTTATTAAATGATAATTGATTTATTCTTAATTCCTCATTTTTATAAAATTCTTGTTCTGCTTTATTTACATTATTTTGTGCCTTGTTCCTCTTTGGGGCATCTTCATCTATGTCTTCCTCAGTGTCTTCCTCTGGTTTATAATCTTCATCAATATTTGTATCATCCAATAATCGCCGTTTTTTATTATTTTGAATAAGCTTTTTAAGTAATTCATCTTTGTTTTTTATAATCATATATAATATATATTAATATATATAATATATATATATCTTATATTAAGCAAATAATATTATTAATATTATTCCTAATATTATATTAATCATAAATTCATTTTGTTTATTACATTTTGATTGCGCTTGCGCTTGTAGCGTTTTTGGCGCTTGTGGCATTTGTTGAAAATGTTCCTCACTAAGTTCATCCTTAAAATAATATAACATTTTATTTCTACATTCTTTACAAGATAATATATGATTTATCATATCATTACAATTTAAACTCTTTGAGACCCCCAAACTATTTTGTGAGGCCCCCAAACTATTTTGTGAGGCCCCCAAACTATTTTGTGAGGCCCCCAAACTATTTTGGGGCGGCCTATTAATTGATAATAATTCGGATTGAAATTGTTTCTTATATGGATTTTGAAAAGCCTCATATAAATTACACCCTCGCATATATATAATATATTATATATATTTATTATATTTATATATAATATATATATAATATTAATGTTAATGTTAAATAATATTGAATATGTATATATAATATTTATATTATATTTTACATTAATTTATAGAATCCCACAATTCTTACATTATTTAATTAATAATGTTGTATTTAAATTTATTTTAATTTTATGTTTTATTCAATTATTTAAATATGATAAAATAGCCGCATTATTATTAATAATTTGTTTCTTATATACCGTTCAATTGGATTTTAAACAATCTATTAGAGAGGGATTTATTGAAGGCCTCTTGGAAGGCCAAGAAGGCTTCGGGGGTCTGGAAGGCTTTCAAGATAGTATGGAAGAACCCCAAGAAAGTAATGAAGATATTGACGCGGAAATAGCAAGTTTAGAAAATGATACACAACCAGAAATTGCTGCTCACGAGGATTAAATTCATACGGCTTTAATAATAATTATAATTATATAATATATAATATATATTATGTCTGGAAAAACGCCAAATGACCCTAAAAAATATATAACAGGTTTAACAAAGGAAGAAAAATCAAAACTATTTCCTGAGGGCACTTATGTATTAACAAAAAATAATAAAGTTAATATAATGCGCAATAATAGGCCATATTTTACAAATACAACAAATGTTTCATTAAATCATTCTCCTTGCTTTGGGAAAAGAACATTAAAAGAATGCCCTGAGAAAGATTGTGTATGGTATAATAAAACAAAACAATGTAGATTAAAGAAATACGCAACAAAGAGCGCAATGAGTGAAGATTCAAGATTAAGAACAAATAATACAAATACAAAAATATATAAAAGCAAAGTATTAAATTTATTACAATCATTAATAGATAATTATAAAGAAGAGTCGGATTATGATTATTTAAAAATATCTATTAAACAATTAAATACAATGCTTAATAAATTTGAAAATAATAAGTTTAATAAATTTATACTAAGCACAGAAGATTTTTCCTCTAAATAAAAAAATAATATATATATATTATATATGTTATATTATTATTATTTAGAATTAATTATATTAATTATAATTATTGTATTAATTATTAATTTTAATTATAAAAATAATAATGAAAACTTCTTTGCTTATGCCGATTATCCTGTTGATACAATAAAACCACTTAAAACAAATCCATTAAATTATATAATTAATAATCAAAATAATAAACCAAATTATACAACTTATAATAATGCTGGGCCTTTACCAACAGAAATGCACCTTGGCGATTATTATAATAATTTGGCTATTCCTACTATTTCAAGTTCTAATTTCAAAGTATCTCCTTGTTGTTGCCCTTCTGCTTTCTCAACAAGTAATGGTTGTGTTTGTGATAACAAAGAACCAATTTAATTGCGCGTGCGCGTGTATGCGTGGAATTTAATTGCGCGTGCGCGTGTGGCATTTAAGCCAATGAAGCCAATGAAGCCAATGAATTAACTAAATCATTTAAGGAAGCAATAATTAAATCTTTATCATTGGATAATAAATTATATTTTATAATTTTAATTTTATTACTAATATATTTATCATTCATATATCTGCGATTATATAATATAAAGTTTAATTTATTATTAAATTGTAATTTCGCAATATCTAAAAAATCCTCATCTAAATTAAGGAATTCTTTTGTAAATGCTTCTAGATTAATAACAGGATAATACTCATATGGGCGAAAGTATACTAATAATAATAATATAATATATAAAATATATGATAAATTAATCGTCGCATTAAATGGCGCATTAAATTGTATTTTTAATTCAGAAGTAAAAAAATATATAAAATATAATAATGTGTTAATTATAATCAAATGTTTAAATCTTAATTGCATTTTATATCTTGGTAAGCTTGGAGGTTTGTAATCTTTATATCTTATAATACTAATTAGTTCTTTTTCACAATTAATTATATGTTTAATTTCATAAATTATGTTATTATAATCTTTCTTATAAATATATTCTTCTATTAATCTTTTATTATTCTGGATTATATAATATAATCCTAATTCACTTATTAAATCTTGAATTTGTAATAACTCTTTTAAATTAAACTCTGTTTTATTTTTACATAATTTGTTCAATTTTTTAATAATAATATCGGCATTTGCCGAATCATTATGAATCTGTATTTTATCTGCTATAAAAATACCTTCGGCATAATAACCACTACAATTTTCAGGATTTAACATTATATATGTATATATATTAATTATTTTGATTTTTTCAAATTTTCAATTCTTGATATTTGCTTTATCAAAGAGAAATTTTTTGATTTAAATAACGCACGTGCCTTTAAATAACGCACGTGCCTTTAAGCTAATGAATTAAACAAATCATTAATGGAATCATTAATTAAATCTTTATCATTAGATAATAAATTATATTTTATATTTTTAATTTTATTACTAATATATTTATCATTTATATATCTGCCCTTATATAATATATAATTTAAATTATCATTTAGTGTTAATTTTACACAATTAAACAATTCCTCATCTAATTTTGGGTGATACATATATTTGGCAAATTCTTTTAGACCATCAAGAGGATAATAATTATCATATGGGCGAAATAATACTAATAAAAATAATATAATATATAATATATATGATAAATTAAATGGCAAATTAAATGGCAAATTAAATTGTGTATTTAATTCAGGAATATAAAAATATATATAATATAATAATGCGCCAATTATAATATAATGTTTAAATCTTAATCGCATTCTATTTCTTTGTAATCTCGGCTCATTGGTATTTTGGTCTTTTTCAATAGAAATTATTTCTTTTTCACAATTAATTATATGTTTAATCTCATCAATTATTTTAGTATGTTGATTTATTTTATTATTATTTAATAATGTTTTTATTAAATAATTATTATTCCATATAGCATAATATAATTCTAATTCAGCTAGTAAATCTTGAATTTTTAATTTTTCTTTTAAATTAAATTCTGTTTTATTTTTACATAATTTGTTCAATTTTGTAATAATAATATCAGCATTTGGCGAATCATTATAAATTTGTATTTTATCTTCTATAAAAACGCCATCAATAAAAACGCCACTACAATTTTCCTGATTTAACATTATGTATCTATATATGTATATATTAATTATTCCGATTTTTTCAATTTTTGCCCTCTCAAAGAATAAATTAATTATTTTATAAATTTTAAAATCTTTTGTTAAAAAAGTGCTTGTTTTGTTAAACTTTTTATATTATTACATTGTTTAAAATATAAAAAGCTATGCCGAATTTTAGCAATAATGTTGATATTTTTAACTATTATGTTCCTTATAATTTCAATTTTTTTACTTTCAAAATGGCTTAAATCTTTGTCAGATTTTTGAGCAAAATTAAATGTAATATATATTTATATTACATTTAATTATTATTAAACGTAATATATATTTATAATTTGCGCCGTTATTTTATAAAGTTCAAATAGTGTGTCCTTATAATATTTAATTTTCGCCATTGTCATATTTTATCATTATATATAATAATAAAATCAATTATTACAAAGTAGAAATCCGTGGTTTATTTCTTCTGCAAAAATACCTCAATGGGCATTATAATGTGGGGCTCGTGTTTGTTCTTTTTTGCCGCCTTCAATTTGCCCAAAAAAAACCTCAATGAACATCGCACCGTTGTGCCGCTTTCATAATGCCACCGGCGTTTTTGTGGCAACAAGGGGCGATTGATTGAAGCACCACCGGGACGCGATACAACTTTTATGCTCAACAAGCAACCCATTGTGTATTCATATAATTATTATATATTGTAAATAATAAAGATAAGGAACTAATAAATCAATTTTTGCTTATATAGGCATATTTCTAATCTTTGTTTCTAAACTAATTATTTCATTTATAATTTTATTATATGATATAATTGCTTTTTTATATTGTGGTTGCCCAATAAGAAGCAAACATTTTCTTTCCATTACAATTGCTAAATTTCTTAATTCTGATAGTTTTTGTCTCATTTGGCATAATGTGGCATTATTATTACTTGTTACACAACCCATTATATACAAAGTAAATATAATTTTATTTGTATTCCAGATTTAGCGTCTTAGTAATTTTAAACGCGTTTCGCGTGTTTCAATAATATTATTCAATATATCAATACCTTCAAGTGTTTCATTATAAGCAGGAGTTCCAGGGGCATATTCATTAAGTAATAATAAAGCAAGTCTATGATTATTGCGCGTTTTTCTCAACAAATGTTCCATTTTTGCTATTTTTAATAGCCGAGATTCTTCAGAATAAAAAGGCGTAATTGATTCATCTTTGCTCTTGCTAAATGGGCAACCCATTTATATATTATATATGATATTATATATATATAAATCAATTATAAATACAAAGTAAAAAATCAATTATATTGTCACCGTGATTTTCTTAGTAATTTTAAACGATTTTCGCATTGTTCTATAATATTATCCAACAATTTTATATATTTAATTAATTTTGAATTCTCTTGTTAATATTAAAGCAAGCCTATGAGTATTATATGTTTTTAATAATATATGTTCAATTTGTGATATTTTTGATATATTATTTACATCTATATTATAAGGATTTATTATGTAATCTAATGATAAAATATGTTTGTTAAAAATAGCAATTTTTTTTTATTTCATCTATATCGTCAATAAATAATTCGTACATAATTTCATCTTGTTTACCTTCTTTTTCAAGTTTAATAAGTCGTTTATTATAATTATTTAAATCCATTTTAAAATCTTCTAGCAAATTATTAAATTCTAATTTGATATCAAAAATCATTGGTTGAGGTTGAATATTTGGCTTACTTGATTGGCAACCCATTCTGCGTTCTTTGATAATATATTATATAAAAAAATCAATTATATACAAAGTAAAATCAATTGTCAAATTGCCAATATATCTAATGTTTTTTAGCAAATTCCCTATAATTGGGCCTACTCTTTCAATATTCGTCCATTTCATTCATTATAGTATTACAATCTTCAATAAACTTAATTTCGGTATTAAGATAAGCAATCCTATTTTTAATCTCAATATAAATAGAATTTGAAGGTTGGTTTAATTGTTCAAACTTGAGCATAATTTTTGTTATTCTTTCTAACTCATTTTGAAGTTTTTCTTTAACAATATTTCTTTCATTCATTTTCTCTGTATCAATTGAAGAAGGCGGGCTAATGATTTGTGGCTTACTTGATTGGCAACCCATTTTGCTTTATTAATATATATATATACAAAGTAAAAACAATGGGGCTTTACGTACCTTATATATATACATAATGCTTTTATGTTAATGCCATATAATTTGGCCGTGTGTTATCAAAAACTTTCAAATCACTCATAAAAGTATTAATAGTTTCAAACTGCTTGATTTGTGTTTCCATTATGCCAATGTTTTTTTTTATCTCAGCATAATTTGGATTAGATTGTTGCCCCAATTTTTCCAATGCGAGTTCCATCTTTTTTGCTTCCACCAAATCATTTTTTAGCCTTATTTGTTCAGCTTCAAACATTTTTTGATTTTCATTCACATTAATTGAAAGAAGAGGCTCGTGTGTTTTTTGGCGCACGTTTTTGCTTGAAAGGCAACCCATTTTGCTTTGTTTAATGTTGTATATATTTAATATTTAATAATTTATTAAGTAATAAAAAAATCAATTTTATATATACAAAGTGCCTTGCGGCCCTATATATATGTGTGCCAATGAGCCCGATTTAACGGGAACTTAACTAGCACGTTGGTTGACTTCACTTGCGGCGACGGCGTGCTTCTTCTTTTTCGGCACGTTCAGCAGCGCGTGCTTCTTCTTTTTCGGCACGTTCAGCAGCGCGTGCTTTGACAAGTTCAGCGCGTGCTGCTACAAGTTTAGCGCGTGCTGCTACAAGTTCAGCACGTTCTGCATCCCGTTTTTCAGCACGTGCTTTGACACGTTCTGCAGCGACACTTTCAGCCCTATCAATGATTCCTTCCAGACCTGCCAAAATGCGAACGCCGTTTTCGTTCTGGCTCGTGAGGGTCGATAAACTTTCCTGTTGAAGAGCGGCAAACGTTTTAAGAACCTGACGGTTCACAACAACAGGCACCTCCTTGCCACTCGCCTTGCCACTCGGCAACAGCGGCTGCTTCTCAGCAGGCTTCTCAGCAGGCTTCACAGCAGGCTTCTCAGCACTCGGCTGTGCACAGCAAGAACCCATCTTCTGGCACGTATTACTAACAACATTTAAATAAAAACCACAAATAAGGAAAATAAAAATCAATTTTCATTAATATATACAAAGTGAAAAGTTAAAAATTAAACGGAATCGTGTAAATTAATTAATATAAATGCCGTATTAATTTCCAATAATATTTTTAGTGATTCTTGTAATCCCAAAATAAATGCGTCTTTGTTACCATCTTTATGGTAATTAGTTAATATTTTTTCAAATGACCTACAATATTTCCAAATAGTTAGAAATTTAATTTTTTCGTGTTGTGTAAGAACAATAACAGGAACAAGTGCTTGTAAATGTGTATAAGCCGGGCTATTTGATCTCTTATATTTGAAAACATTTTTAATATATTCAACATATTTGGTATATATCTCATATAATTTAGTATAAAGTTCATTAAAATCGGCACTAATTGAAATCTCCGACCCTAGAGGAATCTCGGCCCCAAGAAGGATTTCAGGCGCAACAGGCGCCACTGGCGCAACATCAATTAGAATAGGAACCACTTCCATATTTAATTGCCTTTTTATCACGTGCCTTTTATAATAACAAAATAAAAAAAATCAATTATTGACAAATAATAAGAGCATTTATTTTATTTTTAATTAATTTATAATTTTTGATATAATCTAATATTTGTATAATGGATTTATATTTCAAAGGCGCAAATAATAAATCATAATTATTTATATTATTAATATTATTAATTAATATATTTATTTTATTAATTAATTCTAAATTATTTGCGCCTTTAATATATTTATATTTTAAATTATTAATTTGTATTTCTAATTCATTTATTAATGAATCGCAACTTATAAATATATTATTAAATATATTAGAGATATTCGCACTATTATCATCAATATCGGTATATATTAATTCATTATATTTTTTAATGTTAATATAATTAGAATATATTAAACAAGTAAAATAAATATCAGGTAATTCAAATTTATATTCTTGTAATATATTATATTTATTAAATAAACCAATATATGAACCATTATAAGCGCGATTTAAATTTAATGATTTAAAATTATTTATTTTTATATTGTTTATTATATTTGTTATTATAACAAAACAATAATCAATATCAATCTCAATATTATGACACTTTGGATTATATTCTTCTAAATAATATTTAGTTGTAGGTATATTAAATTTAATTATTATAATTTTATTTGTATTAAATATAAATGTATCAATTAATTCATTATTTTTATACAAAGTAAATGAATTCTCAGTTAAGTTGCCTTTATATGTTATCATATATAATATATATTATATATATATAATTAACTTATATATATTGGATTATTTGTTGTAATTGTATATTCTTTTGACTTTTTAATAAAAAAACATATTAATATAATAATAAATATTATTTCAGCAATAGGATATACAATATTATCAATTAAATGCGAATTATTTTTCTCTGTTAAATTAATTATTGAAGTAATAAATTGATATAATATTAATGTGGTTATTGAAACATTAAAAATAATAATATTTAATTGTGCTTTCTTAATTGAATGCCCACCTTCTAACAATATTTGCTTTGTATGTATTAAAACCAAATTTATTTTATATGAAATAATTATTATTATAAAATTATAAATAATAACTTTTATTGACTTATATAATGTATAATCAATAAAATATTCCAGTAGAGATAATATTATTGTATTCAAAAATGATATTATACATAATATATACCATATATTTTTATTTGAATCCGTATTTATTATATTTAAATATTGTATTATTAAACTAAATAATATTATTAAAAATAAATTAGTTATTATACTTGATAATAATATATTTTCTAATGAATTATGTTCTAATAAAGTTGTTACAAATATTAATATATTACATATTAAACATAAATATAATATATATAATTTAAAAATTATTATTGATTTATAATATAAATAATTTAATGTATATTTAATTGTTTTTTTTATTGTATATAATAATAATAAAGACGCCCAACCTATTAATATTTGTTCTATCATTGTTATTAAATTATATATATTATATTTATTTAATTATTCAATTTATGCTATATGTAGTGTGTAGTATGCCGTGTGCCTTGTGCTAGGAATCTATAAAATTAATAATATAAAACTAATTATAATTAATAATAAAACAATATTAAAATCTGGCAATGTATTTAATAAATATTCATTTAATATATTATATAATTCAATAATTTTTATTTTGATTTCATCTTTGTTGTTTATATAATCAAAGCAATATATTGTTATTGATATTAATATTATAATCTTAAATGGATTCATATATTATATATTATATAATTAATATACAAAGCATATATTTGCGCAAAATGACACATATATAATTACTTGGGCGGCTTCTCAGGCAGCTTCTCAGGCAGCACACAACCAACGAACTCGCCACTTGAACAACCCGCTAATTGCGCCGAAGTTAGCCAAGGTCCCGTGTTGTAAACACGTTTCCTTCCCGCCTTTGGCCTTGTGCCAAGACGACGCAAACGTTCTGCTCGCGTGCTCCTTTTTAAATACCAATCATCTAAAGATCCTTCTGAAGGTTCTTTCTTGGGCGCCTCTGACATTATATAAATTGATTTGTTAATTTAATATATATAATATATATTAATATTAAGGTTATATAAAATCAATTTTTACTTATATAATCTTTATCATAATTATACTCATTATTATTATATATATTTAAAAATTGAAAAAAAAATCTCTTATTATCAAATATTTATTATTATTTAAGATATTACACAGCAACTTGCCCACATCCCATCCTTCTTCGTTGTTGAAGAGCAATGGCCCACCTTCCCGAGAACGCCCACGCCGTCCATGAGAACGCCTACGCTGTCCTTGAGAACGCCCTTGAGAACGCCGTTGCTGCGCCTAGCACCCCTGAGCGCCCGCATGCAGGCCAAGTGATTTCGCCTGTTTGCCCTTGTGCACCCTGCCCTCAGCAGCGCACCTGCATACAAGGCCCCGGAATTATCCCGCCTTTTGGTTTGCCTGCTGACGACAACGACTTGCCCGTTGTTGTTGGATACGCCGAGGATTCACAGATCATCGGCTAACTCACCCCTGCCCACACCCCCCCGCGTAGTGTTTTTAACATACTATAATTGGCCCCCGTCGTGCCAAATGTATGATTAGATTCGCTGCCCTTTGTATATACTATATACAATGAATTTTGACTTTGTATTATAAATATAAAAATTCAAAATTGATTATTTAAATACCTAAATTAATTATCATTTAATAATATAGAAATTTAAATAATGCCAGAAGTAATTAGTGCCAATAACATCAAAAAGGCATCTCTACATCCTGACCATCCCGTGAATCCCAATCATAAAGAAAAACCGGAATATCAACTTCATCCAATTTATCCTGAAATTAATCCGAATTATGAAGAGCCTTATGATAAGTAAGATACCCCAAAATAGTTTGGGGCCCACAAAATAGTTTGGGGCCCACAAAATAGTTTGGGGCTATGACTTTGGTTTTATTAATAATTTATCTGTAATTATATTACTTTTTTTACAAGCTATTTCAATATCAAACGATTCTCCTGGGAACTTATTTAAATAATTAATTTTTAAATCAAATTCTGGCAAATATAATAAACAATATTCGTCATTATAATAATATATTATTTGTGCTTTTGTAATATGATATCCATTAAAATTATCATTAATTATATAATATAATTTAATAATATTCATATCTCTATAAAATTTTTTTATATTTATTATTTTATTATTAATTTCATCTAAATTAATTTCAACTTGTGTGCCAATTAATAAATAATGATTAATATAATCAACATAACGCCTAATTGGCGAAGTAAAATGACAATAATGCGCCATATTTAATGTTTTATGACCTAAATTTGTAAAAGAATAATTAGCGGGCATTAATGGCGATTGATTTCTATATATTACATTTTTAATTTCCTTTGCCATATAATTATTAACTAATAACATTAATTTTTCTATTATTTTATGTATATCAAAGATAGAAAAGAATACCATTAAATTATTTATATCATTAGAATATTTAGTATTTAGAGCTGTATCATAATCCAAATTAGCAGCAACAATTATATTTTGTATTGACCAACCTATAAACTCATTTTTCAAACAATCATAAGTAATCATTACAGATTTTCTTTCTAATCCCGCCAATAAACTCATTTTATATGTAATATCTTTATCAAATAAAGATAAATTATTATTATAAATATTATAAATAGTTGAATAATTAGGCGAAAATTCTTGCGCATTTGGCAATATTGTTGCGATAAATATATTAATTCTATTTATTTTATTATCTAAATATTCAATACTAAAAGCATCGTCAATATCTATACAACCCTTTGGGTCAATACTAATTATTGGCGCCACTTGCGCCAATTGTGCCATTTGCGCCATTTGCGCCATTTGCGACACTTGCGCCAATTGTGCCACTTGCGCCAATTGTGACATCTTTATTTTTGTTTTATAAAATAAATTATATTTATATAACAAAGCTAATTCTTCTGCTTTTTTATTATCTTCTGCTAAAACAATTTCCAATGTGGCATATGTTTCATTTAACGGATTAGGTTTAATTAATACATATTTATTTTCATTTGAATTAATTTTAGTTGGAACATAATATATTTTATTATCTATTAAACTAATTGTTTTATATATTAATAAACCTTTCTTTGTTTTACCTTTTATTTTTTTTTTATTAAATAAAATAATAGCGGGAAGCATTATGTAATATTATATATATTATATATTATATATTATATATGTATGTAGGTATATATTATAACAATAAATTATTTTTAACTAAAAATAAAAGGAAGGCGGCATTATGTATAAATAATAAAATATATATATCGCCATTAAGAAAGGCATTTAATAATGTAATAGCAAAGGCGCCTTTTCCTGGGGCTCAAAATATGAATTCGCCTAAAATTTATACAATTATATTATCAGCCGGAACAAGTTCAAGATTTAAAAAGAAAATAAATATTGATAAACAATTATATATATTAAATTCAAAACCAATAATTAATCATTCAATTGATTTGTTTTCAAAATATTCTACTGTTATTGTAATAACAAATTCAAAATGTAAAATTGAATCAGATAAAAATCCAATAATTTTAATTAATGATATTAATAATAGATTAGAATCAATAAATACAGGATTAAAATATATTAATGCCCAGAATGCCCAGAATGCCCAGAATGCCCGTGTAATAATACACGACGCAGCAAGACCATTTATTACTGATTCATATGTAAAAAAATTATTAAAAATAAATAGGCCCTTTGTTCAATACTTTACTAAAATAAATAATGGATTATATAAATTATATAATAAAGATTCTATTATTGATAGAGAAGATTTTATTGAATTATGTTCGCCACTTTGTATTAATATTGATTTTTTTAATTATATATGGTATAATTTTATATATATTGGAGCGCCCCCAATTGCTTATGAATTCTTACAAATTTTTGATTTATTTTATGGCCATCCCGATTTCAAATATAAAATGATTGAAGGCAATAGTAATATATTAAGAAAAATAACAACTTATGGCGATATCCCCAAAATAGTTTGGGGCCCACAAAATAGTTTGGGGCCCACAAAATAGTTTGGGGCCCACAAAATAGTTTGGGGGCAATAATTGATTTATTTATTTTTTATTATTAATCATATATTACAAGAAAAATATTAATAGTCTGCTAATGGGGTGCCATTTGTGCCAAGTTAGTAAAACCCAAGAATTGAAGCCATTGATTCAAGGGCCAAAGAAAACTCGGAAACATTTTGACTCCGAGAAATTCAAACGTGCTCAAATTGATTGGCTAAAATTAAATGCGGAATTTGAGCAATTAAATAGCATTTCTCCTCAAATAAAAGCAACAAAGGAATATTCATTATATTTACTAAATTTAAATAAGAAATTACAACTGTTTTGTAAAACATATTCTATATAGGCACAAGTTTGCCATAATTGATTTATTTTAAATTTAAATTAATTATATTATATATTATATATGTAAATAAAATGGCCACAGGGACTTGTTCTATAAATAGAATTGACCCCGAAATCATTTTTATTTACCGAAAGCTATGTTTTTATGAACAAAGGTTAATTAAATCAAATATTGAGAATTTAGATAGGTATTACAATAAGATTAGAAGATATATGTATAAATATCAACAATTTTATAAACACATTTGCGAAAACATAAATACATATAGAGAGATTCACAAACATATTAAAAATATTTTAATGGAATGTAAATACACACATTATTTGCCGAGAAAGCCAATAAAAAGTAATACATTTTTAGCATTTTCGGTATATACAAAAGAAGACCAAATAAATGTTGAAATTGCTTGGCAAAAATTATATTCTATTGCGGGCACAAGTAAGAAAACTTACTTTGTATATACATATATATCAATAAAATAAAGCCATTATTATTACTATTATTATTAATAATATATAAGCATCCGAAATATCTTTGTATTTAGTAACAACCGCACTTAATAAATCATAATATGGCATATTTTTAAATATATCGTGTAAATAATTACCTATTTTATCTATATTATGTTTAAAAACCGATTTCAAATAAAAAGCAACTGATATTATTATAATTGTTTTTAATAAACCCATTATATATAATATAAATATATATTATAATTGATTTTTTATTTCCTTATTGTCAATATATTATTATATTTGGTTATTTAAGCACATTTCCGCACGAAATGGCTGACTCTTCTGTGCGAGAGCGCTTTTCTGCTGGGTGGAGGCGCTTTTGCTCTAGATTCAGGATTGACCATGGACCTAAAGGAAAGTTTGGCATTCATCTTTATAGCAAAAGCGTGTATTCAACCAAAGTGTTGTACGACGAAATTGCGCTGTTGCCCGAGGACCACTCTCAGCGAGCCGAGTTTGAAAGCCGTCTTGACTCCATACTGGAGAAGTTCATTCTCGTGCTTGAAAACAAATGCGAAACGTTGGCCGCTGTGGCGGCGGCCATTGAGCGTCTGGAAGAAGAGGTTGGTAGTGCCCGACGTGAGTCTGTATATGGCCCCTCGCATTGAGCTTTTCACTTTGTATATATAATTGATTTTATTAATATATAATATTATAAATATAAATAAAAATAATGGCAGAAGCAGAAGGAATAACTAATGAAGCTTTTAAAAATGCCGAACGCGCTTGGCAAAAATATTGTTCTAAATGTGAAATGTTGCGCGAGCCTGTTTTATTTGAGAATACAAACATTTGGCGCAAACTCTATTCAATACAAATGAAAAATGAGGGTTTAACTGTAGAATGTGCTATGATATTTGCTGATACTTGTGACGAGTTTGTGAAATATATTCAATTAAAGGAATCTTCATTGTTGCCAGCAATTGAATCTAAAATTGCGAGATTAAATAGTATATTAGGGCATTCCAAGTTTTAGTTCTAAGTTTTAATTCTAAATTTTAAGCTTTGAGGTTTATAAATTTAAGCTTTGCGGTTTAGAATATATTATTAGGATATTTATTTAATATTTTCATATTATTAATAAATTTATTATATAATAAATGTTGATTAAAATTATTAGACTCATTCGCAAATC